AACCTTATGTGTTGGATTGTTTTGCCTGGATGTGATGTTCTAGCAATGCCTGTTTGAGTTTGTCTGATCCGCCTACTCTAACATTAATGATACCGTTGTAGTATTCATCTGTTTCAAGTACCCGCCGATCAAATTGTTCTCTTGCCTCTATATATGACATTTCGCCTCTGCCTTTACAAAGATATAATATTTCTCTTGTAAAGTGTTCTTCGCCTAGTGCTGCTACATCTGCGTTTAGTCTGTCTGAACTACCATAGTATGTTCTCCAGTCGCTTTCTTTGTAGCCGCGTCTTTTATTTTTTTTGCCTTTTAGAGGTGGCTTAGTGGTTTTAAATTTTGCTAGTTTCTTGCCTACGTATTTTTGGCCTGTGGTCTTGTTAGTGATAAGGTAAACAAATCCTTCATACTCATCTGGTATTGTGTCAATTGTTTCACCTCGGTAAGTCCACTGCATCAGTTACTTACCAGTGCCTAAGTTGTTATTTGTCTTTTCTGGTTTGCCTTGTTGTGTTATGATGAACGTGTATTTCATCTGCACGTTCTTTTGCTAATGCACGAATATCGCGCAAGCACTTTCGTACTGCGCGATGTGTTCTTACACTATTTCTTTTTATAAACTTTTCGTTTGCTTCGAAATATGCAAGATATGCTTTTACTAGCAAATCATGTGCGTCATCTTCTATCATTCTACAACCTCTAAATCGTTTGCATAGCTTGTAAATCCATTTTCCTTTACAACTCGCAACACATGATTAACACGACCAATCAGTTCGTCTTTGTGTGAGATAAGATAAATGTTCTTGCTACGCTCTCTAGCCATCTTCTTGAGGACACTCAAACTATTTTCTACACCAGCAGTGTCCATGCCGCTATCAATAAGCTCATCGATAAACAACAAGTTGATATTTTGATACAAGCTTTCCCAAACATCACGGAATGCAAAGCTTAATCCTAAGATAAGTCTGTTGCGCTCTCCTCGACTCAAGTTATCGAAGTCTAGATCCTGACCTAGTTGTGTAATTTCAACATTTAAATCGTTTTGGAACAATACTTGATGCGGTAATCCTAGTTTGTCGAGATAATATGTAAGTCTGTTGTTTAGATATGCTAGGTTCTGGTCAATAATCTTCTTGCGAATGAAACTGTCTTTGTTCGTAAGCAGCTTTAGCAAGAACTCTTGATGTTCTTTGTAACTTGTAAGTTCGTTAACACTGTTCCAGTCGATTTGCTGAATAGCAGATTCGTTTAATTCTGTAATCTGTGCAGCATAAGGATCAGTTTCAACTTTTTTGTCTTCAAGTGCTTTCTTTAGATTGTCTACATTGCTTCTATGCTCGTATGCTTCTTTAGCACTGTCATAAAATGTTGTAGGCTTACCATTGATGTCACCAATTTCTTCAAGTGCTTTCATTACATCAGTAAGTTTGCCTGCAACTTCTGTTTGATATACTAGTGCATCAGCAAGTTCTTTGCCTTTGCGTTCTGCAATCTCTGCTTTCTTGTCTGCATGCAGTTCTTGACCACATGTGTAACAGGTTGCATCTTCAAGATCTGCAATGTCTTTCTCTGCTTTGGTTACACTTTTGTCGGCACGTTGTAGTGCAGGCTCAAGTGTGCTTAGTTCTTTCTTAAGAGCAAGGATAGCATTGTTGTGTTCAGTCCAGTTTGCTAATTTTTCATGCGACTCTAGTTCAGCTTCAATGTCCAGCTTCTCTAATTCTTCAATAGCACTTGCTAAACTGTCTTGGTCTTGTTTGTTCTTAGCAATCCAAGCACGTTGAGTGCGCTTTAATCCTTCAATACTGCCTTCAATCTTCTCATTAGCAGTTTGAATAGCATTAATCTTTAGTGTTTCTTCTGTAATAGCATCTTTTGTTTGACGAACTTGTTCTTTAAGTGCATCAGCCTTCTCAGAAAGGATAGTAATACCCAACAACTGTTCAATAATCTGTCTTTGATCATTAACACGCATGCTCAAGAACGGTTCTGTGTAGGTATTCAGAGCAACAACGTGTTTAAACATGTCGTGACTCATACCTAATAGTGTGTTTACATCGTCCTGCGTCTGTCTACTGTCGCCTTGTGACTCGTCTACTAGTTTTTCTTGATCATTCATGTAGAATTTAAAGATATTAGGCGAACGACCTCTTTCAATACGGTATTCGTTATTATCTTTTTCAAAAGTAAGCGTCACCAACATTCCTTTTGAATTAGTTTTGTTAATCAAGTTGTTCTTTTTAATGTTTGTAAGTGCATTGCCATACAAAGCATAGCTTAGTGCGTTGATAATAGTAGTCTTACCAGTACCGTTACGTGAACCACTGTCGTCTCCGCCTTGATCTAGGTTCTCACCTAGTACAAGTGTTAGCTGTTCGTGGTCAAAGTCTACTGCTTGAGTCTGATTGCCCACACTCATAAAGTTTTTGACTGTTAAATCTTTGATCTTAATCATATTACGATTCTAATCCATTATAAATTTGCAACAACATACTTTTATCATAGTTGTTGGTGTCTAGTTCTGCAATTTCGTTACTCACAATTTGATCTACACTTTCAAATTGTGCAATATCAAGCTCTGTACTAATTTCTTCCAGTTGTTTTTGCGGAATGAGTGTAATTTCACGACAACCGTATTGATTAATAAACGTTTCTTTAATAAAACTAGCTTCTTCATAGCTGATAGGCAAGTCAAGTGTCACACGCAAGTACATTTTACTCTTTATAATAGTATCTGCATTGTCAATCAGTTCACTTAGCTTAACTGTGCGGTACTTAGGACAATTGGGCCAATTGATGTACTCGGGTTCTAGGTTATTTTCCTTGTCAAGTATCATCATACCGCGATCATCATCGCCTACATCAGCATAATTGTGCGGAAACGCATTGCCAATGTAGTGAATAGCACCTTGCTTCTGACGTTTGTGAAAGTGTCCACTGAATACATAGTCTTGATGCTTAAAATGTTCAGGTTTTAAGTCACCGTGATCAGGCATACGCACTAGGGCATTCATATAAAAGCTAGGAAGTTCAAAGTGACCAAACAAATACTTTGTTTTGATGTCACTCATCTTCTTCCACTCGTCGCCTACTAGCCAAGGTACTAGTGCAACGTCATCTTCAATAAGAATCTCGTCTACAAACGTAATACCCGGAATGTGTTTAGCAAATGCAGTTGAGTTGACGTCACGTTTGTCTTTGTAATACAAATCGTGGTTGCCATCAAAGAAGTAAAACTTCTCAAATGCTTTGCCTAGCTTTTCCATACTACGAATTGTTGCATCCATAGTAGTTAAGTTTAGTGAATTACGATTGTGATGCCAGTCTCCGCAGAAAATGCCGGTCTCGCAACCAGCAGCTTGTGCTTGTTCTATGTACCAATCGATAAATTCTTCGCAATCTTCGTTGTGAACACGACTATTGCCCTTTAGACCAAAATGGATGTCCGTAAACACCGCAGCTTTTTTAAACAAAGAGTATCCTCCATATATACTTGTTAAAGTATATAACAAAAATTAACAGTAGTCAACCTATTTTTTGGAATTTGTATACGCAGTTGGTGAAGCATCTTCATTCCGCTTAACACTTGCTTCCCATTCGCCTTGATTTTGTCTTGTGTAGCTCGGCGATAGATCATTCATTTCTAGAATATCGTCTCTAATGTTTTGATTGCGCTTTTCTATGTTGATAACACGCACAAAACTGTTAGTAACGGCGGCTGTATAGTATGCAAATGGATTATCTGACTTAGATTCGTCAAACTGCAACCCAATCTGCGCCAATTGCAGTATTGCTTGTCCTTTCATCTCGTCATTGTAAGTATATCCGCGAACATTGCCACGAGTTGCATATCTATCTACGAGTTTTAACCACATCATAGCAAGTTTGTCAGTTGCTTTACCGTGTTGATGACTAAAATGTCCGTTGTCCATACCGCCTACCCAGTGGCTTTTTCCAACAAGAACAATTTCACCGTCTTCGTTATACTTGTAATGATGAAACGGAGGAAACGGAAGTTTAACTCGAGTGTCTGCTACTGTCTTTGGGTTCTTTTTACGTCCCGGCTCTTCAGGAATATGATCAAACGTCATTACACGGAAGATTAATTCTTCTTTAGTAATTTCTGTAGGTTTTGTTTCGCATTCTGCTTGTTTAACTTTGTGTCCTAACCCTTTTCTGCGCTCGTATTCAGCAGATGATAGCTTTTTTGCTTTGTTACGCTTCGCCTCTGCAACAGTTAATCGATTAATTTTATCTACACTTGGCAGAATAATGTCGTAATCTGCATATTCAGGTGCAAGATAACTGTTGAACTTATTTTTTGATTTGTGTATTTCTTTTAATATATCTTTATTGTTTAGATAATTTTTAGGTCTCATTGACATCTCCGGTTATGTTATACTTATTATAATATACATACTTAATTTTGTCAACTAAATAGTATTGTAGGAGATAAATTAAATATGCCATTTAAAATTAATTTCGATTCGAGCAATTTTGTCAGCAGTATTGTAAATGATGCAAAAGGTGCTGTCAAAGGCGCCATCGGCGAAACTATCAACAATAAGTTAGGTAGTTTAGGACCTCTTGGTAAACTTGCTGCAAATTTCATTAATGAAACTGGCGGATTCGGATCATCTATTAATAATAGAACTATTTCTAGAGCAGTTATTTCGCCTAATAATAGTGTTTCCGATCCAAGCGACTGGAGAGTAAGTATAGAAGTTCCTTCTGTGATATTAGATGAAGGTGATATACTAGCACCTCTAAGAGAATCAAGTGGATCGAGTGCGTTTAACACAGGAAACAGAATGATATTTCCATTCAATCCTACAGTACTATTAAGTCACAGTGCAAATTATAGCCAAATACAACCTACACATACTAACTATCCCTATAATGCATATGAAAATAGTCAAGTTGATGCAATTACTATTACAGGTGAATTTTATCAAGAAAATGAAAACGATGCAAAATATTGGATTGCTTGTTTGCACTTTTTAAGAACAGCAACCAAAATGTTTTACGGTAATAGTACTCCGCTAGGTAATCCACCAGTGGTTTGTAGACTAAACGGTTACGGTAAACATGTATTGAATGATATTCCTGTTGTAATTACAAACTTTACAACAGACTTGCCAGTAGATGTAGATTATATACAATGTACTGTAAATGGAATGGTAAACTATGTACCAACACAGAGTGCGATAACAGTCACACTACAACCTCAGTACGCAAGACGTTCGCAAGCAGGATTTAATTTAAATGAATTCGCAGGCGGCGGCCATGTTAACGGTCCGGAAGGATTTGTATAATGAAAAACACCAGTTTAAGTCAGTACGCAAGAACGCCTATTAATGAAAACGGATACTTAGATGTTTTATCGCCGCGTCCTGTTCCTATTAATAGAGAAGATATTCTTTTTGAAATAACATCAGAATATACATATCGCCCAGATTTATTAGCACACATTACTTACGGTAAAAAAGAATTGTGGTGGGTATTTGCACAGAGAAACTTGGACGTTCTAAAGGATCCTGTATTTGATTTTGTAGCAGGAACAAAAATTTATCTACCCGATCCAACAGCACTGCGCAATACTTTAGGATTCTAAAATGGCAATTAACCTAGGTGCATCTTTAAAAAGTAGTTTAAAATCTTCTGTGGTAAGCAGTGTTAGTCAGCGTATTGGATCTGCTGTTCCTGGAGTAGGCGGTCAGTTAATTAATACAGCATTAAGTGGTGGCGATGTAAAAGGTGCTTTATTAGGTGCAGCAACTAGCAAACTCGGCGGAGCATTTGGCGGAGATCTTTTCGGAGGAATTCAAAACAAACTAGGTGGCCTGATTGCTAATGCAGAAGAACTAACAGGATTAGCAAACAATCCTTTAAAAATTGTAGAAAGAGGTATAGCAGATTTAGCTGGACTTACAGGCGAAGAATATGCATTAACACTATCACAATATAGAGAACTATCCGAACGCAGTGCATATACTGAGTTTGCAGACAGGGGAAACAGAGCTCCATATGCAGGAGACGACACTTCTGCTAGTAGAATACCTAATCCGTTAAGAAATCACAACGGATTTAATTATTCAATTACACTAGGTGTACTCAGTGCATCTGAATATAACAATCCAGAAAGTTATAGAAGTTCTGGAGGATTTACCAATTATATTATACAATCGTCTGGCGGAAACTTAGATAAACGTGTTCAGGTATTTGATGAAACTGGTGCCGGAAACAGTGATCATGCAGAATACTATATAGACGATTTTGAGATGGATGCAGTTGTTGCTCCTAATCCTAATACACGGGTTTCTCTTGGAACTTCATTAAGATTCACAGTAACTGAGCCATATAGTATGGGCAATTTTATACAAGCTATAATCACAGCAGCGGCTGCTGCTGGATACAGTAGTTATACTAACGCTCCTTTTTGCATAAGAATTGATTTTAACGGTTGGAATTTAGATGGCACAACTGATTCTAATAACCTTCAACGTCCTATTTTTATACCTATAAAATTTGTTAATATGGATTTTAATGTAAGCGGGCAAGGAAGTAAGTATGAAGTTAAAGCAATTCCCATGAGTGAATCAGGACTTGCAGACGATGTCAATACAATTAACACACAAATAAGATCTAACGGAACACTTCTGCATCAAGTGCTTGAAACTAACGATAATTCATTAACAAATGCAATCAACGGCCAGATAGAAAGTTTAGAACAATCTAGTGCTCTTTCAAAATTTGACAGGTATGTAATATGTTTCCCAAAAAACCCAACTTCTTTAGTTGATGCACTCAAAACAGGAAGAATAGACGAAAGTGCATTTACTACTTCGCCAGAAGAACAAGAAGCACAGCGTACAGGTGCAGGAGCAAATAACCCAAGACTTCGATCTTCGTTTAATCCTAAAATTGTAACTATACAACAATCTACAGACACATATGCTGTATTAAAATCGTTTGCTGAAAACACTGATTTAATGAATGAAATTGGTTTAAGTCCTCTCAACGAAGACACTAATGCTCCTGGCAACACGAGCGAAGCAGAAGCAGGAGCGGTAGTTAATCCTGATACTAATTTAGTTGACACTACTTCTGTTGCTGCACAGCCTGCAACAGTGTCGAGAGACTTTCAGTTTAGTCAAGGCGAACAAATTACTAGTATTATTGAACGAATGGTACTGCAATCTAAATATGCAGCCGAACGTTCCACTGAAGGTGCAACTAATGGTTTAAACAAATGGTTTAGAATTGATACACAGGTGTTTATTGATGACAGTGATAGTACAGAAAAACAGGTCGGCCGCAAGCCAAAGGTTTATGTGTATAGTATTGTTCCTTATGAAGTTGATGAAGCAGTTACAATGTCTCCAAATTCTGCTCCTGCAAACACCAAAGGACTAAGAGAATCTGCTATAAAAGAATACAACTATATCTATACTGGAAAAAATGAAGATGTGTTAAATTTTGATATTAACTTTAATAATGCATTTTTAATGACAGCAACTTCAGACTTTGGTATGGGCGCAGGGTCTATTATGGATGTAGATGCCGGCAAAACAGCATCTACTCAAGATAATACTCCAAGCGGCGCCTCTGCAAAAAAAGATAGTGATAGAAAAACCAATGACGAAGCACAGCCGGCAGTAGCGTTAAAAAATAGACTAGCAGATCCAGTAGGCACTCTTAGTAATGATGTACGTCGTCAGATTGCTGAACACTTTCACGACAGAATTACAAATATGAATGTTGATATGGTAACTGCTGAAATGGAAATTATGGGAGATCCATTCTTTCTTCCACAACAAACTGGTAATTATACCGCACCAAATAGTGGACGTCCAGGACTGTCACAAGATGGAACTATGGAGTATACTCAAGGTCCTGTAATTTGTGTGGTTAATTTTAAAACTCCTTTCGACTATCAAGTTACAGGTGCAACTATGGAAATGCCGCAGGCTGTTCCAGGATTCAGTGGGTTATTTCAAATATGGGCAGTGACTAATAATTTTAGTGGCGGCAAATTTACTCAAACTCTTAAAATGATCAGACGTCGAGGTCAAGATGACGAGGCATCTACAGGGAACAATAATCTAATACAAGTTGATAATGCCGCAGCCCTTGCTAACCAAACTACAAAATCAGATGGCACAGTAGGACAAAGCGGACAACCTAGTACAGATTGTATGCCTACTCCGTCCAAAGACGATATTAGAAATTTAATGCCGGCAGTTCCACAAGATGTAGCAGCAAAGTTAACAGCTCCGCTTGCTAATCTTGAAGAACAAGTTGCTGGAGTAGGAAGTCAATTTACACAAGCGATAGAAGGTGCAGATGTTGGTGTTGCTAAATTAACGGATTTAACAAAAGTTATACCAGGACTTGATGCATTTGGAGGTGCAGGCGCAGATCTAAAAGGAGCTTTAGGTGATGCACAATCTGCTCTAGGCAGTCTTGAAAGTCAAGCCAGAGCCGCAGCAAATCAAGCACAATCAGCAGTAAATAATGCTGCAAATCAAGGAATTGCAGCAGCTACTGGTGCAGCAAAATCTAAAATTAAAAGTTTATTAGGATAAAATAATGGCAGATGAAGACGACGGCGGTTTACCAGAAGAAGCAAGAAATATTTTAGATCAAGAAAGTTCGGTTGAAGTTAGTCCAACAACGCCTTGGAGAAATAGCCTCGGACAACTTTGTTTTCAAAATGTTGACGATTTGTATGAACATGCCGGCCAAATATTTTTAAGAAAAGGAGAGTCTGGATTAGTTATAGTAATCGATAATGAAGGCGAAGATATACCCTATCCTGCTAACAAAAATTACTGGGTAATACGATATGTAGACATGGGCGAGTGGGATACTCGCAATAATACAACAGATATAATGCCACTAATTGACCATTACTCTGCATTACGCCACGATTTTGGCAGTCGTTGGGGCAAAGAGTACGACCAATTTACACGAATGCCTGAAGGCGGAATAAGAGTAGACAGATTTGAAGGTCTTCCTGTATATGTTCCTGACCCCGCACGAGATGACAGTAGGCCAGAAACACAATCAGAAGCTACGACTAGTGCAACAACAGGAAATACTACTGTAACTACTACAACTGCTAAACCAGGTGCTGCGGGTGTAGTTACAGAAAGTGAGACTATACCCGGAGAACTTAGTAGTAGATTTGATTCTAAAGGTGCCGCTCCGATTACACAACCTGCATCTCCTACAGGCGAAGTTACTAGTAGGTTTGATTCTAAAGGTGATACTCCTATACCACTAACATCGTCTGCTTCTGCGTCTGTAACTCCTGGACCAACAACGCCATCGTCAACTACTTCGTCTTCAGCAAGTTCATCTGCCGGTGCAACAGCAACTCGTCTTTCTCCTAACGTAAGTACAGGAGTTGATCCATGCCTGCCTAACAATCCTCCAGTTACTAATGCAGATGGAAGTGGTGCAACACCGCCATCAAATATGCCTTATGATGATGCAATTATAAGACAAGCAAGAGCAGCAGCCGCATCACCAGCGTCAGTAATTCCTGGCATTGGAGGCGGTAGAGGTAACGGCGCAGCAGAAGTAGCAAGACGACAAGCCGATGCTACTTCCACAGCACCTACTACAGTAACTCAAGAACCGTCTACGCCTACAGCAGGGCAGTCAACAACACCGACTAACAGTAGGCCAAACGTATATATATACGAGCCACTAGAAGGAGGATTTGACAGATACGATTTTAATAGTGGTAAAAAAGTTTTTACACCTAATTCAGGCGGCCCTAGTATGAATGTATCAGGAACGTCAGTTGCTCCTGATTCCACTCCAGTAACTCCTGTTGATGGTGGCATTCCTGTTGGCACAACTACTGCTGCAACAGGAAGTTTATTAAAGCAACGACAGGCAGCATTAAGCGGAGGCGCAGGCTAATAAATGGCAAACGGAAATTACACAAGAACAGCAAGTACACTAAGAACAGGATTTAAAGACAGCGGCCCGTATGAAGCTATAGTTGTTAATAATTTTGATACTAGGTACATGGGCGGCTTAGTTGTTGAATTACTAAAATATACAAGTGCAGGCGGGTCACCGGAACGTACAGGACAGTTATTAAACGTAAGGTATTTAAGTCCGTTTTATGGTGTTACGCCAAATGCTGCACTTACTGCCAATGATGGATACGAACACACACAAAAATCATACGGCATGTGGATGGTGCCGCCGGACGTAGGCACAAAAGTTCTAGTAATGTTTGCAGAAGGTAATGCAAACTTTGGTTACTGGATCGGATGCATTCCTGCAGATTACATGAACTTTATGGTTCCCGACGGCAAAGCATCGACTGAGAATACTACAGGAATAACTCCTCCTCCCTTAAAAGGCAGAAAACTCCCAGTAGGCGAATACAACAAATCGATCGAAACAGGATCAAGAGTAGACCCTACTTTGTTTGCAAAACCATACAACAAAGACTTTGCAGAATCTTTAGAAATACAAGGTCTGCTTAATGATGAAGTACGTGGAACAACTACAAGTAGCTCTCGTCGTGAAATGCCAAGTGCAGTATTTGGCATTAGCACACCCGGACCTAAAGATCGAAGAGACGGACATCCAACAGTTGAAATTGGAACAGTAGGAAATAAGGTTGTTGTCCCGTCCAATAGATTAGGCGGCAGTGCATTTGTTATGGATGACGGCGACGAAAGATTTGTTCGTACAACCCATGCAGAAGATGGCCCGCCTGTTTATAAAAACAAAGGCAATAACGAATCCGGCGGCGATAGAACTATACCACAAAATGAATTAATGCGTTTTAGAACTAGAACTGGTCATCAAATACTAATGCATAATTCAGAAGATTTAATTTACATTGGAAATGCTCGTGGATCTACATGGATCGAAATGACCAGTGATGGCAAAATTGATATTCATGCACAAGACAGTGTTAGTATCATGACGGAAAATGATCTTAACATTACTGCTGAACGCGATATTAATATGGAAGCAGGCAGAAATGTTAATATTAAAGCGTCAGGACGCAACACCAAAGGTGGAGAAACTGGCAGAGTTCAAATTGAATCTAAAAACAATTTTAATTTACATGTTGGCAAAGACAGTAAAATTACTGTAGGACAAAGTCAGCATATAAAAGTAAAAGATACGCAACATATCGAAACTGGAAAAACGTTACATCTTAAAACAGGACAAGATAATAGACTTACTGCTGGCGCAAACACGTTTATTAACAGTGCAAAAGAACATAGAGAAACAGCAACTTATGTTCATATGAATGGCCCTAACGCACCTACAGCAAATCCGGCAAAAGCAGTACAACCGCTGAGTACACACACATTGCCACGTGTGCGACCAGGCGGAGTTATTAGCCCATACGAAACTATACTTACAAGATCTCCTCAACACGAGCCTTGGCCTCACCATGAAAACATGGATCCGATGTCATTTAAGAAAATACAAACAGATAGAGAACAGCCTGGTGGATTGCCATCAGCTGATCGTATAGTTACACCAGATACGTTTGATAAAAACTTACAAGGACGCACAAGCAGTGCGTATGTAACGAACAGTGGAGGCAATGTTAGTACTGGAGTACAAAGTAGAGTAAGTGGCAATGGGCAAGCATCTGTCCCTCCAGGAAATTATAATAGTACTCATACATTTGATTTTAATATTGGCGCACTAAGTGAAAAATACGAATCTAAAGGCGATCCGGGAATTATCGGCTGGGATAGCACAGGCGGCTGGAGCTACGGAAAATATCAACTTGCAGCAAATACAGGTGCATTAAATGAATTCCATTCTTGGCTTGCAACAGCACATCCTGATTTAGAATCGCAGTTAGCAGCAGCAGGCGGAGCAGCAGCAGGAAGAGCCGGAACAGATGCATATAAAGCAGCATGGGCACAGGCAATGGGAACCGCAGAAGGCGGCAATGCACAGAGTGAATATACTGCAATTCAATATTTTACTCCTGCAAATAGATTAATTAATAAAGCAACTGGACTTGATTCTACAACAAGAGCTAGAACAGTACAGCAAGCAGTATTTTCAACATCGATACAACATGGGCCAGGCGGCGCAAGAAATGTATTCCGTGGTGCGTTGTCAAGTTTAGGTTACCCGCCAAATGAAATAACTGCAACAACGCCTACTGATGCTGCCTTGCTTAGAGCAATATATGCTGAACGCAGAGCAGAAAACGGAAGCAAATATTTTCGAAGTAGTACTGCTGCAATTCGTCAATCTGTTGTTAACAGATTCCATAACGAAGAAGCAGATGCACTTAAAAGTTTAGAACAAGAAATTGCAGCAGCTAATGCCAATCCACCAACTTCTGAACCGACAGATAATAGTGCTGCTACGTCGACAGTAAGAACTTCTGCTACGCCAGAATAGGGTATAATAAAGGGTAAATATAGTATGAGCCAATTAGAAAAAAACTTATACAAGCGTGTAACTGTTAATACTGCATTACAAACAGCGTCTACTGGTAGAAAATATAGAGGATTTTCTACAGTTGCAGATGCTAAAAGTTTTAGTATATATGATTATGAACTAATTAAACAAGATCTAATCAATCACTTTCACATACGCCAAACTGAAAAACTAAGTGATCCTACATTTGGCACAATCATTTGGGATATTTTATACGAACCTTTTACAATTGAAGTTCAAGAAGCAATCATTGAAGATGTTACTCGTATTATAAACTATGATCCTAGAATAAAAGCAGAAGACATTTTAATTGACACTTATGAACAAGGTATACAGATTGACTGTAAAATAACAGTCTTACCGTTCGGTATAACAGATCAATTACGTTTTAAATTTGATAAAGAAAACGGTTTGCTTTAACAAATAATTAAATACGCACTTTTTCTTATAAGATAAATATTATCAGTAAACAAGGAAACGTACATGTCTGCAAATGATAGGCAGTCAAGGCTATTAGTAGCTGAGGACTGGAAGAGAATTTACCAAAGTTTTAGAAACGCTGATTTCCAGAGCTACGATTTTGATAATCTAAGACGCACAATGATTAACTATCTGCGTCAAAACTACCCAGAAGATTTTAACGATTACATTGAGTCAAGTGAATATCTTGCATTGATTGATATGATTGCTTTCCTTGGGCAAAACTTATCATTCCGCATTGACTTGAATGCTAGAGAAAACTTCCTTGAAACAGCAGAACGCAGAGAAAGCGTACTACGTCTTGCACGTATGCTGTCCTACAATCCACGCAGAAATCAAGCAGCAAACGGTTTACTAAAATTTGACACAATTAAAACAACTGAAAATATTTTAGATTCAAACGGTCTAAACTTATCAGGTATTACGATCAAATGGAATGATCAAACTAACTCAAACTACTTTGAGCAGTTTGTCAAAATTATGAATTCAGCATTGCCGCTGTCTAACTCAATTGGCAATCCTTTAAAGACATCATTAATTGCAGATGTTCAGACACAAAAATATCGATTCAACGCTACAAATACAGGACAGGCAATATACCCGTTTACTAAACGAATCGAAGGTGTAAGTACTCGATTTGAAATTGTAAGTACTGACATATCAGAAGATTCTATTTTAGAAGAAGCTCCGCTTCCTGGTAATAGTCCTGCATTTCTTTTCCGAGATGACGGCCAAGGAGCAGGAAGTAATAATACAGGGTTCTTTATGCATTTCCGTCAAGGCAAGCTTGAGACAGGAAATTTTTCAGTAAGTAATCCTACTCCTAACCAAGCTGTACAAATTGATGTAGAAAATATTAACGATTCGGACGTCTGGTTATTTGCAGTAAACAGTGCTGGAATAGAAAGCAATCAATGGACGAAAATTGACTCAACTGAAGGCAATAACGTTATCTATAATAGTTTGTTTAATCAGACTAGAGATGTGTTTGCTGTAACCACTCGCATCGGCGACAGAATTAATTTAGTATTCAGTGACGGCGTTTTTGGAAATCTGCCAACTGGTAATTTTAGATCTTATTATAGAACTAGTAATAACTTACGAAGTGTAATAACCCCGGGTGCTATCAACACGTTAACAATAGACATACCTTACCAGTCAAGAAACGGTTCGTTGCATACTCTTACTGTTGGGCTTAAATTAAATTATACCATTAATAATGGCACTGCATCAGAAACTAATACAGAAATTAAACAAAATGCACCTACTACGTATTACACACAAAACCGTTTGATTACAGGTGAAGATTATAATATTGGACCTCTTGCAATCAGCCAAGATATTATTAAAACCAAAAGTTCAAATAGAATCAGTAGCGGAATTAGTCGATTTTTTGATCTAAAAGATGCCAGCGGCAAATATTCTAATACAAGTTTGTTTTCAGATGATGGTGTAATTTACAAAGAAGAATTTATAGAAAAACAGTCATTTACATTTTCAACACAAACAGATATCGAGGGAGTTATATATAACACAATCGAAGGAATTTTAGGCAATGTTAATTCTCAAAATTTTTATCTTGCAAAATACCCTAAAATTATTGTTAGTGATCTTACAGCATCGTGGTTACAATCAAGTGTAAGCACAAATCAGACCAATGGATTATTTCGTGATATAGACGAAAACCCTTACACAGTGGGGTCTTTCACTGCTAACAGTTTGCGACTATTGGAATCAGGCGCCATGCTAAAATTTGTTGCACCTGAAGGAAAACACTTTATGCCCGATGGCACATTAATGAACGATTCCGAAGTTGGAGACCATTTAGGCAAAGTTGATTATAAATGGGTTAAAGTAATTTCTGTATCAGGAAACGGCACAGAACTAGACGAAGATGGCATTGCTCCGATAGTATTAAATGATATTATTCCAACTGGCGCACTATTGGAACAAATTATTCCTAATTTTTCTCGAACACTAATTAACGATATCAAAACACAATTAATTGATCAAGTATTCGAATATAAAGATTTTGCTTTGCGTTATGATCAATATGATAGACAGTGGAAGATTGTACTAGCAGAAGATATTAATACTCTTAGTAAATTTGCTACAGGTAAAGCAGGCGACATTACTGGCGAAAACCTCGATGCAAGCTGGATGTTGTACTTTAAAACAGATGGCGAAAAATATACTATTACACATCGTAATTTACGATACGTAATGGAAAGTGCTGATGAAATTAGATTCTTCTTTGACGCAGCTGATAAGATTTACGATCCTAGCACAGGTCAAATAGTAAGAGATAAAATCGATATTTTAAATATTAATAGAAAACCTGGAGAAATAACACCGTTTACCAGAGATTTTAACTGGACAATTACTGATGCATATAGAGATGCCGAAGGATACTTAGATAGCCGTAAGATACAAGTTCAATTTATTGATTTGGATGATGACGGCGTAATTGATGATCCTGATATTTTTGAACAAATTGTAGGTGAGGAAAATACAGAAATTTCTACAGCAGATAAGATAGTATTTCAAAAAAAATATACAACTACTGATGGTGTAGAAGATTTTAAATATTTTGCAAATGCAAATTCTGAAATTATTGTAGTGCAAAACGAATCAGCAATTGCTCCTTACAGTAGCAGACTAGAAGGACAAATTTTTTATCTTATTGATGAAGGTGTATTTAGAAAGCTAAACAAGGAATTAAACAATACAGTTCTTAATACTGATTATAAAGCATACTTTGGCAGAGCAGGTCTAAAATTCCACTACATTCATGTTGCAGATAGCGGTTATAGAATTGATCCAAGTGCAAGTAATATTATTGATACTTACATACTTTCAAAAACTTATGATACACAAGTTAAACAGTATATCTCGGGTATAATAACTTCTAAACCTAAGCCTCCTAGTAATGATGAATTGTTTAGAAGTTATGGCGGCGAAATTAATAAAATTAAATCAATTAGTGATGAAATAATTTATCATCCAGCAAAATACAAAATTTTATTTGGAGATAAAGCTTCTCCAGACTTGCAGGTTAAATTTAAAATTGTTAAAAATCCTAATTTAGTTGTCAACGATAATGAACTTAAATCAGAAATTATTGAGTCAATTAATAAGTTTTTTGATATTGAAAATTGGGATTTTGGCGAGACATTTTACTTTCAAGAACTTAGTGCCTATATTATGAACGAGCTATCTCCAAAACTGGTAAGTATACTAATAGTTCCTAGACAGACTACACAAAGTTTTGGTAGTTTGTTTGAAATAAAAAGTGAACCAGATGAAGTGTTTGCAAGTGCAGCAAAAGTAACGGATATTGAAACAATAGACCAATTAACAGCTACAAATTTACAAGCCAGTGGCACAATAATTAATAGTGTTGCTTCCAGTACAACAGCAGGAATAACAAGTGAAATGTCAAAAGCAACTAATACCAACACAAATACAACAGGCGGAGGCTATAGTTACTAATGGCTAAAAATGATCAAAACGAAAGCGCACTTCCAGTTCCAGGACAAAATAATAAAATCACGGCAAGTGATTTTTTACCTAAGTTTTTTAGAACACAAGCTAACAAAAAGTTTTTACAAGGCACATTAGATCAATTAATACAACCAGGCGTTGCCGAAAAAATTAACGGGTATTACGGTAGGAAAACTGCTAAGTCATTTAAGGCTGCGGACAATTACGTTGATGATGTCACCAATAATAGAACTAACTATCAATTAGAACCTGCAACAGTTATTAAAGATTTATATGACAATGTAACTTTTTATAAAGATTACAACGATTATATTGGGCAACTGAATGTATTCGGAGCTAATGTAGAAAATCACAGTCGTTTAAACAGTCAAGAAACATATGCATGGAACCCAAATATTGATTGGGATAAATTTGTAAACTTCCGTGAATATTATTGGCTACCAAACGGCCCAATTAGTATTTCTGTACAAGGTCAAAGCAGAGAAATAGTAAGTACGTACACAGTTACTACTGAAGATCAGGGCGATAATATTTCTTATGTGTTTAATGATGGACTAACACGAAATCCTAATTTAAAACTATATCGAGGACAAACATACCGTTTTGAAATTGATGCTCCCGGACATCCAATGGCTATTGCAATTAGTAGAACATTTACACCTGGCACTGCTATATTAACAGCAGGCACAGAAGGGTTGCGAGGCGACGGTCTATTTGGTGCATCACTATATGGTAATGAATACGACCAAGGAGATTTTATTATACTTCCTAGTGGAGGTAGCGTAACATTTGAAGATGACGAAAACGTATCTACACTTTATCCTGATGGCATACGTAAATTAGGTGAAGAAGGCGAAGAAGTTGCTATTGCTTATATTGAAAAAGGTACTATAGAATTCACAATACCAGTCAATGCTCCTGACAAATTGTATTACATTAGTAAAAATGCAGTTGATACTAGTGGCCAAATTAGAATTTACGATGTTGAAGAAAACACATTCTTAAATGTTGAAGAAGAAATTTTAGGTAAAAAGACATATACAAGTTCTAATAATGTTAGCCTGTCTAACGGTATGAAAATTAAGTTTCAAGGCGATGTAACTCCGGAAATTTATGCAAATAGTGATTGGTATGTTGAAGGCGTCGGCGACAAAATTAAGTTAATACGAGACTTAGATTTAATAATTCCAGCAGCATACAGTGATAACAAACAGATAGCGTTTGACTCTGATAACTTTGATACATTACCGTTTTCTGATGCTAGCTCTTATGCTACTGAAAAAGACTATGTTGTTATCAACCGTGCAACGCCTGATAGAAATGCATGGAGTCGTTACAATAGATGGCATCATAAAGATGTAATTTTAAAAAGTTTTGAATTTAATAATTTGCCTAGAAATGTTGACGAATTGGCTCGTGCTAAACGTCCTATCATCGAATTTGAAGCAGGATTAAAACTAGAGAATTTTGGTGCAATTGCTAAAAAAGACATTGACTTAATTGATACGTTTACAACTGATGTATTTTCTACTATCGAAGGAAAAATTGGTTATAATATCGATGGCATTAATCTAGCAGAAAATATGCGCATTTTGTTTACAGCAGATACAGATATTTTAGTAAACGGAAAAATTTATCAAGTTAAATTTATTAATATTGGAAATAATAGACAAATTAGTTTAATTGAAACTGAAGATACTATGCCAATTGATCTTGAAACTGTATTAGTTACACAAGGTGTAAAAAACGCAGGCAAAAGTTATCATTATCATAAAGGTCAATGGCTTGCTGCTCAAGAAAAAACAGAAACTAACCAGTCGCCTATGTTTGATGTATGTGATGTAAATGGTAATAGTTTCAATGACGAAACATACTACGGGTCGTCGACGTTTAAAGGCACTAAGCTGTTTTCATATGCACAAGGCGATGGCATCGATGATACTGAATTAGGATTTCCTTTAAGTTATAAGTCAATTGATAATTCAGGCGATATTACGTTTGATTTTAATTTATTAAACGATACTTTTACATATCAAACAGATACTGAACTATTAACTCAAAAAATAGACAGCGGATATTTGAAAAAATATACTTCTCTTACTAATTTTACTTATGAAAATGGCTTTAGTCGAACTCCAACTATTAGCAAACAAAAAGTTATAAGAGAATATGCTGCTACTACTGTGCAGACTAACGATTTTGAAATCGACGTCTATGAAAATTCAAGCAGTATTAGTGATTTAAAAACTGTTGTTTACGTTAATCATAAGTTACAATTACTTGATGATGATTATATAATTGATAAATCTTCTTCAAATGCAATTATTAAGTTTGTAAAAGATTTGATAGCCGACGATATTATTAAAATTAAAACAACTTCAAACAGTATTAAAAATAATAATGGATATTATGAATTTCCTTATAATTTAGAACGCAATCCATTAAATGATGACGTTAATCAATTTACTTTAGGCGAAGTAATCGATCATGTTGATAGTATGCTAGAAGATGTGCCCGGATATACAGGCACATATTTAGGATCTAGTAACCTCCGTGATTTAGGAGATTTAGATCGTTACGGTAAGAGGTTTGTCAAACATAGTGGTCCGATCAATTTGCCGCTGTATCATATAACTAATAAAAATTATAATATTATTAAAGCTTTGCAGTATTCTAAAAAAGAATATTCAAGATTTAAAAAGACGTTTATTGATGTTGCAACAACACTAGGATTTGATGGTCTTACTAAAGAGCACGTTGACAAAATTTTAAAAGAAATTAATGCAGGAAAACTAAAATCTCAACCATTTTACTTTTCTGATATGATTCCTTTTGGATCATCTAACAAGATTGAATACACTGTTTTAGATTCTAGAGTAACAGATTACCCGTTAAGTACTAATTTTAATTTAAGTAAATTGAGTGTTAAAAGTGTAATAGTTTACTTAAACAATGTCCAGCTAACTTACAATAAAGATTATAATTTTGATATACCTGGTTATATTTCAATCGATGCAGGCCAAACTGAAAATGACTTAATTGAAATATTCGAATATGAAAATTCTGACGGTAGTTTTATTCCTCCGACTCCCACAAAATTAGGTCTATACCCAAAGTATTATCCCGAGTTAACAATTGACGATACTGTACTTGCAGAAGAACCAGTTTCTTCTGGTCCTTTCAAAATTTACGGAGAAGACGAGTCAACTGGAAAAAGAGGGTGGTTTTACCCTGTTTATACAACTAAAAGTGCAGCAGGTTTGGCTAACTTGTCTAAATCTTATTCCTTTGTAGGAATGAACAAGCTATTTTATATACCTACATTAGATGCAACTATTGCTGGAAACGATAATATTGAAATTACCGAGTACCCAATTGGAGTTGCATTTATTAGAGGTCACGATGGCAGTTATATTAGAGCATATAAAGACTTTAGAGATGAATTATTATTAGAGTTTGAAAAAAGAATATTCAATAACATTAAAGCAGAATATTCAACTGATAGATTAGACATTAACGAGTTTATTGGCGGCGATTTTAGAACCAATGAATTTACAAAAACAGAAATTGATAACACACTATTAAGTGAATTTCATAAGTGGTTACAAAATAACCTAAATAATCAAACTTATACTGAAAATACTTTTTATAATAGAAATAATAATTGGACTTTTAATTATTCATCTACGTCGTCACCCAACAACAATGCCAATCCAGGTTTTTGGCGGGGCGTTTTTGTAAGATTATTTGATACTGATAGGCCTCACAGTCACCCTTGGGAAATGCTAGGATTAACATCTAAGCCTGATTGGTGGAATGAAGTATACGGGCCTGCTCCTTATACAGGAGATAATTTAGTTTTATGGAAGGATCTAGAAGAAGGTCGTATTTCAGACCCTAAAAATACACGTATTGATCTAAAGTATTCTCGTCCCGGGTTAACTAGTTTTATTCCTGTTAATAGTAATGGTAAACTATTATCGCCATTAGATATCGGCATTGCTGAAAACTTTAACATAAGAAATGCAACCAATAACTTTAAATTTGGCGATTATTCACCTGTTGAAAATGCGTGGCGTCGAAGCGCTGAATATCCGTTTTCTGTACTAGCAGCACTATTATTAAATAAACCTGCAAAAACAATGAGTTTAGGGTTTGATATTTCTAGAATTTCTAAAAATTTAACAAATCAATGGACAGACATTGAAACAAACAAGCCGATTGTTATTAAAGATTTAAAACTACCGAACACTATTCAATCAGAAACTAGAACTATGACTTCTGGTTTGGTAAATTATATCTATAACTTAGTAGCTAGTGATATACTTACAGTGTATCAAGATTATGCAGATGACCTTGCTTCAATAACCAATCAGATTGGAATTAAAATTGCAGGATTTACTAGCAAAGAAAAATTTAATTTAATATTAGATAGCAGATCTCCGACACAAAATCTTACACAAGACGGTATATTTGTACCTCAAGAAAATTATCAAGTATTTTTAAATACCAGCAGCCCTTCTGAGTTGGCAATTTATAGTGGGGTAATTGTAGAAAGAGCTGAAATAGGATATGTGTTACGAGGTTACAATTTAGAAAAGCCTTACTTTGAGTATTACAGTCCGCAACAAGGATCGTCAAAATCAGTTGTAACTGTAGGCGGAATATCAGAGAAAACTGTTTCTTGGAATCCTAATACTTCTTTTATAAGTGGAGAAGTAATACTACATAATAATTCTTATTATCGAGTTATTGACTCTTTTACTAGCAGCAACACATTTGATACTAACAATATTATTAAGTTGCCACAACTTCCTTTAACAGGTGGCAGAACAGCAGAATTTAAGAAAAACTTTAAAACTACAAAACTTGACCGATTGCAATACGGAAGTAAACTTAATTCAGCCCAAGAAGTAGTTGACTTTTTATTAGGTTATAGTTTAAGACAACAAGAAATTGGATTTAGGTTTGAAAATGTAATTGATGGGTCCAATACAGTTGAAAACTGGAGCCAAAGTGCAAAAGAGTTTTTATTCTGGACAACACAAGGATGGGCAGAAAAATCTCTTATTTCGTTAAGTCCTGCTTCAAATTTAATAGAATTTAACAAAGATTATTACATTGTAGACAACATTAAAGATGATTTCTACGGATATAATATTTTTAAAGCCGATGGATTATTTTTAGATTCAGAATTTAATAGTGTACTACGAGATCAAAACAGTTTTGGAATAGAAACAGTCGGAACCGAAGAAGGACTATATCATGTATCGTTACCTTTGGTACAAAAAGAGCATGTTGTACTAATAGACAACACAACTGATTTTAACGATACAATATATAATCCAGCAACTGGATATAGACAAGATAGAATACGTGTTAACGGATATAGATCAGACAACTGGAACGGCGGCCTTAACATTCCTGGGTTTGTGTATGACGATGCAAAATTTACAGACTGGACACAATGGAAAGATTATATTATTGGAGATATTGTAAAATACAAACAATATTATTATGTAGCAACTTCTAATGTATCTGGTTCACAAACATTTAATAATAATCTGTGGTATAGACTTAGTGAAAAGCCTGAATCACAATTAATGACTAACTTTGATTATAGAGTTACACAATTTACAGATTTCTATGATTTAGATTCAGACAGCTTTGATATTGACCAGCAACGTGCTGCACAAAACTTGATAGGCTATCAAAAGCGTCAGTACCTTTCTAACATTATTAATGATGATGTAAGCCAGTTTAAATTCTACAGAGGTGCAATTGCAGACAAAGGCACAATGAATGTGTTTACTAAATTGTTTGATGCACTTGGCAATACTGCTGATAACTTAGAGTTTTATGAAGAATGGGCAATTCAAGTTGGACGTTATGGCGCAGTTGATGATGTGCAGCAGGTTGAGTACAACTTACAACAAGACAAAATGCAAGAGTCACCTCAAGCAGTTGAGCTTGTAAGCACATTGCCTGCAACTAACTTTGATAAGATCTACAGAATTTTACCAAACGAAGTATTTGACAAACCTGCAGATTATGATCACGCACCGTTACCTACTAAAACCATAGCCAGTGAATATATTAGAACATCTGGGTATACAAACGAAAACGATGTTGATTTTATTGTAGGAAGTTTGACTGATCTAGCAGCAGTTGACACTAATCAAATCAGCTTAGGTGATACAATTTGGATAACTGATACAGACAATAAAAATTGGACAGTTATGCAATTAATTAATCCAAATGTAAATGTGCTAAGTTTAGATTCTGATATAACTGAAATAGCAGAAAACGGTTTGCGATTAGTAGAATTAACATTAGACAAATGGGCAAATGAATTATTTTCTGTTAACGATTATCTTGGAATTCGTGGAGCAGCTCAGTATTCAGTAAATGGGTTATATGAAATCGATAGTATTAATTTAAATACAGTCCGTATAAGAGTTCCATTAGACAATGACATCTCAAATTTTGAAGATGAAAAGTTTACGGCATCGACACTTAGAACTATCCGAGTTGATGATTTATCAGAAATCAACAACGCAATAAATCAGGATTTATATAATAAACAAAGACTGTGGGTAGATACGTATAAAACCGAATGGGCTGTATTAGAAAATAATTCAGTTTATTTAAATTCGCAAGCAATAGTAAATCCATCAGAGTACGACAGTACAGATCAAGGGTTTAGTGATAGTGTTGCAATAACAAAAAACAATAACAATGTTTTTGTATCCGCACCAAACGACGCTAACGGCAAAGTGTCTGTTTATAGAAGAACACGTGAGCAGTCAAACTTATTGTTAGATCAAGAAATTGTTATAGATAATGATGATTTATTCACTCGAAATGATAGCGACTTTGGAAAAAGTATTGCTGTATCACCTGACGGAGAATACTTGGTTGTAGGAATTCCGCAAGCTAGTGATGTTAATACTCGATTAGCATATAAAACTGATGCAGTAACTAATGAAAGTACGTTCGACTTCCAGCCAGACGCAACTTATATTAAAAACGACATTGTACGTTATAGAGAGAGCTTATGGAAAGTTAATAGAGAAGTACTACCAGAAATTGCTAGTCAGCCTTTTAGTACATTTGACACTTATGTAAATATTGCAAGTTCTGCTGATGCAGATAGTACAACGTTAAATCTACTAGTTGCCGGCGATCCTGGGCTAGAAAACAACACTGTTAACCACTTGCTAGTTCGTGCTCCTAAAGATATGTATCTTGGCACTTCAGCTGGAGATACAATTAATCTTTTTTGGAATAGACGTAGTTACACTTATCCTACATTAGACAACTATATTCCTTTTGATGGGTTATTAGATACGCCTCAAAACGTATTTGCAGATTATTTGTCCCAAGACCATGTAATTGTTGAAAAAATTGATCACGTATTCTTTGTCGAAACATTTATATCTTTACCCCTAGTAGGATCTATTGTAACAACAGACACAGGAAGTGCAGAAGTTGCATATGTTGGAACTCGTCGAGACAGTGCTGTAATTTATGTTAAAGATACAAATGGTGTATTTGATGTTACAGGAGAATTGTTCATTAATGAACTGGATTTCGTAGGCTTTTATACAGAAGAAGATACGTATAGTACAACAGATGCAGTCGGCGGATTTTGGTTTATTAATACAAGTTTTTCTTACTCCAATAACGGTGTCTATTATGATACAGGCAGGGGTCTAGTATATGCAGATGTTAAGCTACAAGGATCATCACGCGAATTAAATCCATACTATAATATCCAAAACACCGTTGGTACTATTGGAACATTTGTAACTGAAAAAAATCGTGCAAGTTATATTGAACAACTATCATACAGGGGTGATCCGTCTGGTTTTGACGGACAGGATGGAGTTGAACGAAATATTCTTAGTAATAAATGGGTAGCTAGAGTAGGAAAAACATTTAGTGATACTTCGACAATCGGCGACACAACAGAATTTAGACTATATAATCTTGACAATAGAATTATCGACGTTGCATCTGCAGGATTTTCATATGATATCTTAAACAAGCAACAAACAATTGTTGATATTTGGGACGGTTATATTGATTTCGACTTAACTGAATTTGATTTCTCAGGATTTGCATTTGAGCCACAAGTTGGAGATGTAATTGAAGATGTGCAAACACCGCGTGACGGTCAAGGTGGCCTAGCATTAACTACAATTACTACAAGTAGTGCCGAAGTAGTGTTTTTAAAACGTAATTTTAACAGTGTTAGAGTTTACCTAAAAGTGCTAACAGGAGAATGGCTAGAACAATCTAATATTGGTCGCTATCAAATACGTAGAACAGCAAATACTGCACTGCGCGGCGTAACTGATGTTGATCGTACAATTGGAACAGTATCAGATATAAACAATAATATTATATTAGGAAATCAAATAGTTGGAAAATTACTAGTATTTGAAAACACTAGTGATTTTAATATAGTTGATAATCCGAGTATACTTGATGAAGAATACTGGTTCTTTGACGAAACTACAGAATCTGGAATACAGAGACTATCTAATCCTCCGTATAGTTTAAATAAAGACTATACACAAATTTATCACATTCCTGCTGATAAATTTGGAACAAGTCCTGCACTAACAAATGAAGGCGCTGTTGCAATTTATAGAAAATTGCCTGACGGTAGTTATAGATTCCAAAATCTATTTGTTTCTGAATACAGAGCTCCGAATAGATATTTTGGCTCCAAAGTTTCTATTACACAAACAGGAAACTATTACACGTTATTAGTAGGCAGTGACAGTATTGCTGATATAGGCCCGGACAATCTTAGAAGAACGCATCCTGGTGCAATCGAAATTTTCCGTCATGGTACTAAGTCTACAGATAGCTTTAAAGGCGAATATAAATTAACCTCTTATCAAATCGGCGACATTGTAATATATAGGGATGATTACTATATTTGCCGCAAAGCAACTAGCAACGCACAAAATGTTATACTAGATCCGATTTATTGGGATAAAATTAGTTGGAAACACGGAAAAGATTCTAATTATCGTGGTGAATTTGATAATACATATTCTTACAGATTGGGTAGTATTGTTTCAAGAAACAATAAACTTTGGAAAGCACTAACAAACATATCAATAGGAGCCACTGAGCCTTCCGATACAAATGATTTATGGGAGTCAATAAGTACAAATATTGATTATTTAGGTTACTTGCCAAACTTAACATCCACTAGATTTTATAATGAAGAAGTCTTTGATCCGATTGACAATTTAATCGAGTTTAGTAAAAGTTTTAGCATAAGCGAAGATTCGCAAGTATTAGTTGTAACTACTAAGCAAGTACAAACAGATAGTACAACAGACACCAAAATAGCAATTTATCGTGCAGTTGGTGATCAGTTCCAAATAGACCAAATAATATCTGCTCCTGATAATGTCACAGGCTGGGCAGACAAAGTTGCAATAAATCCTGCGGGAACACAGATTGCAATTAGTTCAATGTTAGTAGATACTAATAAAATTAATCAAGGTGTTGTATATGTCTACACACAAACGGACGGTGTATTTGTACTGACACAAACACTAACACCGCCTAACAACGAAGAAAGCGAAGGCTTTGGATTTGGATTAGATTTTGGCGCAGACAACTTGGTAGTGTCGAGTTTAAACGGCGATCAAACAATTCCAACTACGTTTGACGTTGCAGTATATGCTGACACTGAAGAAACCGCAACTACGTTTGATAACGAATTTACAAACTTTAGAAACATTAAACTAGACAAAGGTGTTGTTTACGTTTACGAAACTGTTAACGAAAACTTAATATACTCAGAGCAGTTTGTATACCCACTAACACAAACAACATTCGGCGAAAACGTTTATGCTAACGGCAACCACGTTTACATCGGAATGCCAGACCAAGTAAGCAACGAAAATAAAGGAACATTACTCGACTTTAGAAAAAATGCAAATACATTTGCATGGAACGTTATAAGTGAAGGAATAACTCCAGTAGATGTAGATAACATTAGAGGAGCATTTTTATATAACAAGCGTGAGAATAAACTTGTAAGTTATATTGATTATATTGATCCAGTACAAGGAAAAATAGCAGGCCCAGCAGATCAAGAAATTACATTTAAAACTTCTTTCGATCCAGCAGTATATAATACAGGAAATACATCGGACAGTTCAGTTGATCCAAACAGAGCTTGGACAGATAAACATACAGGACAAGTTTGGTGGAATATTGGAACTGCTAAATTTACACATGCGTATCAAGGATCTACAACATTCCAAAAAAATAATTGGAATAAGCTAGTGCCTGGATCAAGAATTGACGTTTATGAATGGGTTGAAAGTAATTATATTCCTAGTATCTGGGATAGTATTGCAGATACACCTAGTGGAATTGTATCTAAAATTAGCGGAACAAGTTTGTTTGGCGATACTAGATATTCTACCAAAATTATATACGATGAAGTAAGCAAAACATTTAGCAACAAATATTACTTCTGGGTAGTTAACAAAGTTACTGTTCCTGTAATGGAAAACAGAAGGTTAAGCATTAGAGATATTGCTGCTCTTATAGAAAATCCAAGAACTCAAGGATATCCATTCTTGAGTCTACTTTCTAACAATAAGTTTGTGCTTAACAATTTTGATACATTTGTCGACAACGACGACTTAGTACTAAACATTAAATATTCAACGGGTCCAAAGAAAACTCAAAATGTTCATAGTCAATACAAATTAATATCAGATGGATTAAAGACAAGCAAACCTGATCCTGATATCGAGCGCAAATGGTTTGATAGTTTAATTGGTTTTGACGACAACAACAGAATTGTACCAGATCCTACTATTACTGTTAAAAATCGTTACGGCGTACAAAATCGTCCAAGACAGAGCATGTTTGTTAACCGCTTTGAAGCACTAAAGCAGACAATTGAAAGAATAAACCTAAAATTGTTAGAAACTTTAGTAGTTGACGAATACGACATATCTGCACTAACACAGCTAGATGCAGCGCCTACAGAAATTTCTAGAGAGTACGACTTAACAATTGATACATTCTCAGAACTTGCATTTGTAAGTACAAATAAAATTGTTCCTGCAATACTAACACCTGTAGTAATTAATGGTCGTATTTCTAGAATTAATATCACAGATCCTGGCAGAGGCTACAAAGTTGCTCCTAGTTTCAAAGTTAATGGCACTGGTTCAAACGTTGATTTCGATATTGAAATTAATAATTTAGGACAAATAATCGATGTGCAACTTACTAATACAGGAGAAGGTTATAATAGTAATACTACAATAACTGTTCGCCCATTTACAGTATTAGTAAATGCAGATGAAACTATACAAGACAAGTGGGCGTTGTACTCGTGGGACGGTAAGGAATGGTATAGAAGAAAATTACAAAGTTATAATGTAGAATCTTATTGGAGATATACAGATTGGTTTGCAGACGGATATAATCAATTTACTAATATTAATGATATAATTCAAGGGTCTTATGAACTGCCTAGTCTACAAAATAATATTGGCGATATTGTCAAAATTGAAACAGTAGGTAGCGGCGGCTGGCTATTGTTGCAAAAAATAGATGATCAAGATAGTGAAGATTATACAATTAACTACGATGTTATTGGCAGACAAAACGGTACAATACAATTTAATGATACCTTGTATGACTATGGTAAAAACACTGTAGGTTTTGACAACAGAAGTTTTGATAGTAATTTTTATGATAATACTCCTAGTATAGAAATAAGAATCATACTTGAAACTATTAGAGATAATATTTTTGTTGGAGATTTAGAAACAGAGTATAATCAATTATTTATAGCTGCATTACGTTATGTAATGGCAGAGCAGCAATCTGTAGATTGGATGTTTAAAACTAGTTTTGTAAAAGCAACACATAACAGAGAATCGTTGAGTAAGCAAGACATAACATTTAATAATGATAATTTACAAAGCTATCAAGATTTTGTAGAAGAATTTAAACCGTATTCGACAAAGATTAGAGAGTTTGTTAGCGAATATAATGCTATTGATCCTACAAATAGCAGTATTAGTGACTTTGATCTTTCTCCAGTATACAATAAAACTTCTAAAACAATCGAAGCTAGTAACGCAAAAATAGTTAACGGTGAAATAGTTGATGAAAATTTAGATACTACAACGTACCCTCGCAAACATTGGAAAGACAATATCGGCTATCAAATAACAGAAATCAAAATCGGAGACGGTGGCTCAGGATTTACATTTGAACCGATTATTACATTAGTAGGCGGAGGCGGCACCGGAGCAACTGCTAAAGCGTATTTAGGTTATGGATCTATAACTAGTATCAAAATAACCAATCCAGGAACCGGATATACTACTGCACCAACTGTTGTAATTTCTGGCTCACAGTTAGAAACTGGAACACCTGCAAGAGCAACAGCAGTGTTAGGTAATGGATTGGTAAGAAGTCCTCTTGTTAAAATTAAATTCGATAGAACAAGTGGAACATTTACATTTGACACTCTTGCTAAAACAGAAACATTCACAGGTACTGGATTCGAAAATAGATTCTTCCTCGAATGGCCAATGGATCTTAGTAACACGAAAATTAAGGTATATGTGGATAATATTTTACAACTACGTAGCAAATATACATACGAAAATATTGAAAATACTGATAAATCTTATGCTAGAGAACAGGGTAAAGTACTATTTACAACTCCTCCAAAATTAAATTCAGTAATTCGTATCGAATATGTTATTCCGTTGAGTATGCTAAGTGCAGAAGACAGAATTAAATTTGCGTACACTCCGATTGCAGGAATGTACGGCAATGACTTAGCACAACTGATGTCTGGTGTTGATTACGGTGGCGTTGAAGTGCGTAGCTTTGATTTTTCGAGCCCAAGCGGGTTTGACAGTCAGCCTTGGTACACTGATAATTGGGACGAGTTTGATGACACTTTTGAAGACGAAGTGTTTACAGCAGACGGATCGACAATTGCAGTACAACTTAGCGAACCTTTAGAAGATGGCGTTGTTTATAACCTTTACAAGAACGGTGTAAGAATTGACGATCCAAATTATGATGAAGGAACACCAACAAACGTATATGCTATCACAAACAGTATTACAGGCGACGGCACTACTGACGTTGTATATGTACAGGATCTTGGCATAAGCTTGTTAGACGGCGATGTTTTTGTAGTAAGAAAAACAACCAGCGACGGCAGTGTTATACCTGATCTAGAAAGTTACGATACAGCACTTACAGGCGGCGACTTAGCTTATACATCAGCACGTGGTATTGCAGCAGAAGAAATTATTGTAGATGGTGATGGATTTGTTACACCTACTACAAGCAGCGGTCCTGAAGAAGTTGTTCCAGGACAAATTCTTGACACACTAGATATTAAAGTTTACACAAGAGACAGTGAAGGTCAAGGCGTTATCAACAGTCAGAGCTACATTATGGATAGCACACTAACTTATGATTTAGGTGTTATTCCGAATAGCAGCAATGCAGTGATTGTAAAAGTTGCAGATGTTATACTTCCGCAGACTGATTATACTATTGATTGGAGTGCAAACACTGTAACACTTGATAGTGCAACAGTCGGAGCAGAACTGAATATTGTAACAGTATCTCAAGGCACACAAAATTTGTTAGACTTTGGAAAATTACTAGGCGACGGATCGACTACTGAATTTGAGACAACAGTCGACTGGGAAGATGGAGCAAGTGTGTATGCAAGTATTAACGGTGTACAACAAACAGTTGCAGCATTTGCATCAGAAACAACACCTAAAACTGTTATCAGATTTGAAGAAGTTGTTGCCGACGGTGCTGTAATTAATTACACAGTATTCTCAGCAGATGAGCAAGTTAATTATAGTCAAATTACCAAAGACACCTTTACAGGTGACGGTGTAACCAATGAGTTCAACTTATCAAATGCTCCTCTTTACGCAATTCCATCAGAACACAACGTTCTGGTTAAAGTTGATAACTTAATTTTAAATGCAGGATACAATGTCAAATATACAATACCTCAAAATAGTCAGCGTGAATACCCGTTTGAGATATTCCAAATGCCACAGGGTAGTTTAGATGTTCAAGATGTTAAGGTATTTTTAAACGGATCAGAACTATCAACACCATTAGACTGGCGTTTTGAAATTGCAAATAGTAATATTACACTTTCTGATGATATTGGCTCACCAGGAGATACACTAGAAATGTATGTAATTACTGATGGAGATTATAGAATAAATGGATCTACTATTACATTAGACGATGTTCCTGCTGACAATTCAACGATTGAAATAATTCAATTTACTAATCATAATTTATTAGGAATTGAACGTATTAATTATGATGTTGTATCGAGAACTACGTTGATTCCAGAAGATGTAGATTACATCACTTATAATAGACTGACAGTTGGAGAAATTACACTAAGATCGCCTGCAATTGATGCACAGTATGTCTGGGTTGCTGTAAATGGTGAACTATTATCGCCTAGCGTTGATTATTATATTACAGACGATAAATTAAAATTACAATTAGTTAGGCGTCCGGATGCAGATGCTGTTATAGACGTTATTCACTTTACATCTGCAGCAAGCAAGCCTAAGTTTGCTTACCGACAGTTTAAAGATATGCTTAATAGAACACATTTCAAACGTTTAGAAAAATCAACTGCTAAACTAGCACAGGCACTAAATTATTATGATTTAAGAATTGAGTTAGATAATGCATTTAATTTATCAGAACCAAATAAAAGTCGAAATTTGCCAGGCGTAATCTTTATCGAAGGTGAGCGTATTGAATATTTTGTTAAAGAAGAAAATACATTACGTCAACTTCGTAGAGGAACATTGGGGACAGGAGTCAAAGATACATATGATGTAAATACCGATGTGTTTGACCAAAATATAGGCAAAACTGTTCCATATAAAGATCAAACATTGGTATCTAACACTACAGCAGACGGACTAACAACTACTTTTGAAGTTAGTTACCCAGTATCGTCAATTAACGAAATTGAAGTGTTTGTTGCAGGAACACGTATGCGTAAGACACCATTAGATGTCTTTGATTACACCGCAGCACTAGATAGTCCAGAAGGCGATACAACAATAGTAGCAGACTTTACGTTTGATGCAGATACAAACGAAATTACTCTAGCTACTGCTCCTGCACAAGATACAAGAGTAACAGTTGTTAAAAAAGTTGGCCGAGCCTGGACAGATGACGGCGTATCATTAAGTGATTCAGAAAATTCAATTGCAAGGTTCTTACGTGCAGGAACAAGTGCGCTGCCTGAATAAATACAGTATAGGAAAAAATTAAATGAGCGATAACATGCAAGACACAAATGGAGTATTGGTTCAGGGACATATCAAAATATTCGATCCCGAGTCACAAAAAGTATATATTGACAAGCGCAATGCAATTCATTATGAAAATATGAGTCTTGCACTTGCAGAGAGTTTAAGTAATGCTGGGCAAGGATTTATATATGAAATGAGTTTTGGCAACGGCGGCACAAGTGTTGACCCAACAGGTATTATTACATACCTAACACCTAACAGCACAGGCACAAATGCAAGTCTATACAACCAAACCTATACCAAAGTTGTTGATGATAGAAGTGTGAATAATACTGATCCTGCACGTAATAAATTAGAAACACGTCATGTAAGTGGTACTAACTATACTGATATTGTTGTAAGTTGTTTGTTAGATTACGGAGAGCCAAATGGACAAGATGCATTTGATACTGCAAGTGCAACCGACAGTCCGTATGTATTTGACGAATTAGGATTGCGCAGTTATAGTACAAGCGGTACAGGCAGATTAATTACTCATGTTATTTTCCATCCAGTACAAAAGTCACTCAACAGATTAATTCAGATTGATTACACAGTGCGTGTACAAAGTTTAGCAGGTTAAGGAGTAAATTATGCCATATACAATAAGTTACACTGACACTGTTAATAAAGGTACAATCAATGTCCAAGATAACACGCTTAATAACGAAACAACATTAAAATTTCCAGGTCGTGGCACAACAGCATACGGTCAAGCAGTAAACGAAAATTTCTTACATTTATTAGAAAACTTTGCAAATACTACAGCTCCTGAACGTCCTGTAGAAGGGCAGCTTTGGTATGATTCGACAGACGGAGTGGATCAACTTAAAGTTTATGACGGAACTAATTGGGTTGCAAGCGGCGGCCTTAAAAAAGCAAGTTCTGCACCAGCAGTTGCAAATTCAAGTGCTGGAGATTTGTGGGTTAATACAGATAGTCAACAACTATATTTGTTTACAGGTAGCGCATGGGTACTAGTAGGCCCAGACTTTAGTGACGGACTTTTAACTGGAGCCCAAGCAGATGCACTAGTAGGTATTGATGACGTAACCTATAACGTATTAACAATTAAGGTTGAAGATCAGCCTGTAATTATTATCAGTAGTCAAAGTTTTATACCTAAAATTGCAATCAAGGGATTTAGAACAGGCATAAATCCTGGCATGAATATTGCAGACGAGGCTATTGTAAACTTACAGCCGTTAAAATATTACGGAACTGCTGAAAAAGCCGAAGCATTGGTTGTTGGTAGTACAACTATTGCAGCTAGTAATTTTTTAAGAGGAAATGCAGCAAGTAGTACAGATTACCAACTAAGTGTTAAAAGTAATGATGGTATTAAAGTTGGCACAGGCGGACAATTAAGTTTAGGTATCGATGGCGAGACTGGTGTTATTCAGCACAACACTAGTGGTTCGAGTATTGATATTAGAATGAGAAACGGAAACCTAACACCAACTGTTATGAGTATTACAGGCGACGGTAATGTAGGTTTCAACAATAGTGCTCCAGAAGAAGCAATAGATGTTAAAGGTAATATTAAAATATCTCCCAAAACTGGCGAAGCAGAAACAGGAGTATTAACTCTTACTAGCACTGAAAACACTACAGCTATTAGTGATGGTAGTCTAGTAACATCGGGCGGAGTAGGCATCAGTCAAAACTTAGTTGTAGGCGGCGACATTCTGATGAAGGGTAACGGTGACCTTGCGGCAGGCACATTACAAACAGGTAATATTGCTCCAGATCAAAATGCATCAAGGAGTATTGGTACAGCAATTAACAAATACGAACAAATACATGCTACTACATTCTTCGGAAACATTCAAGGCAACGTAAGTGGCACAGTTAGTGGACGAGCAGGTAGTGCAGATAGACTAGCTAGTGCTACTACATTTGCACTAAGTGGTGACGTAGAACCAAACAGCTTTGAATTTGATGGACAAACTGGTGGTAGTACAAAAACCTTCGCAGTAAGTATTGCAAATAGTTTTATTAGTAATAAAGATGTTACTTACGATGCAGGAAATGCAGACGAATTGTTATTAAACGTAACTACTGGAACAACTGGTGTTTATAGAATTACCAAACGCAACTTCTTAAAAACAATTCCGCTTGTACCAGCCGGTGCGATGATGCCGTTCGGCGGAGAAGAAGCGCCAGACGGATGGTTGCTCTGTGATGGCCAAGAAGTTAATAAATCAGATTATAATGAATTATGGATAGCAATAGGACACAACTTTAAAGATGCTAGTTTAGTAAGCGATAATGGTGTTGCTAAATTTACGTTGCCTGACTTTAGAGGTAGATTTGCATTAGGTCTTGACAATATGGGCGGCCCAGCTGCTAACCGTGTTACAGACATTGCTGCTGATGCTATTGGCGGAAATGCTGGAACAGAAACAAAAACAATTACAACAGATAATTTACCAGAACACGAACACGATTTAGAAGGTGCTAGCGGAACACAGTTTTACGGAGTTAGAGTAGGAGCAGGCGAACCTGTTGACGATAATGCAATATCTCTGCCGATAGAACCAGGGTTGGGCGGTACACAAGGTATTGCAAGCAGCGGCGGAATAAAAACAGACACTACGTTAGGCACTCCGATCGATGTAATGAATCCCTTCTTAGCAGTCAATTACATTATATATACCGGAGAATAAAATGAGCTATCAATTAAATAAGACAGACGGCACACTGCTAACAGACCTAATTGATGGACAAATAGATACTACTAGTACTAATTTAGTATTAGTTGGTAGAAATTATTCAGGTTACGGCGAATATTTTAACGAAAACTTTATTAAGCTATTAGAAAATTTCTCAAATACTGCTGCACCTAGCAATCCGATCACTGGACAGCTTTGGTGGGATAGCAATGAACAGCGTTTGAAAGTTTATGACGGCACTGTATGGAAGTCCAGTGGCGGACCAATTGTACAAAATACTCGTCCACAAATGGTTGCAGGCGACTTGTGGATTGACAACCTAAACAATCAGGTGTATGCATTTGACGGCACGGACTTAATGTTAATGGGTCCACAGTATACAGAGTCTCAAGGAAAGAGCGGATTTGAAGTTGGTAGTATTCTTGACTCCCAGAGCCGTTCGAGAACAGTGGTATACCTATATGTAGCCGGCACACTATCAGCAGTTATTAGTAATATTGAATTTACACCTCAATATGCACAGCGTATTTTAGGTCTAGTCACAGATGCAAATCCAAATGGAATTATCAAATCTGGGTATAATATTATTGACACTGATAATTTTAAATATAGAGGAATTGCAGATTCTGCAAACGCACTTGTAACAGCAGGCGGTATAGTTAGAACAGCTGATAGTTTCCTTCCATCTACAGCAAACGGTATTACAACAGGTACACTAACAATTCAAAACTCAGGTGGTTTAACAATTGGATTGTCACAAAACAACGTACAGAAAGTTGTTGGACCTCGCTTTTATATTGAAAACCAGCTTACTGATCACGATTTAAGTCTGCGTGTTAAGTCTACTGAGTTCGGCGCAATTTCAGTAGATGCAATTTATATTGATGCAAGCACTGCACGAGTAGGTATATTTACAACTGACAGGCTACCGGAATACACACTTGATGTAGAAGGCGACTTAAGAGTAACAGGCGACTTAATTGTCGAAGGCGACAGAGTTGCATTAGATGTGCAAACACTGAGAGTTGAAGATAAAATTATCGAAATTGGTGTGCTAAATGATAGTACAGAACTTACTGATGCACAAGCCGACAGTTCGGGTATACAAGTTAATAGTAGTAATGGCAGTAAGGATATACTTTGGAAAGTTGCTACTAACTCGTTTACTTCAAATGTAAACTTTGATTTATTGAATAGTACTTCTACTTACAAAATTGGCGGAGTTGACAAACTAACAAATGATACGTTAGTTAATGTTACTAAAGCGTTAGATCTAGATCAAATTGGCACGTTAACTGTATTGCAAGTTGACGAAATTAACATCAACGGCAAAATAATTAGCTCTACGAATGATATGGCTATCACTTCAACAAACGGCATTGCAATTACAGCAGGCGCTGATATCAATATTACAGATAATCAAAGCATTACTGGGGTTGCTAAAGCAATAAGTTCTAGAAAAGCAGCAGAGCTTGCCGTAGACGAATCAGTAAGTAATACTGTAACTACAAAAGAATACGTAGATGAAGAAATTGTAACTGAAGCAATTGCATTTAGTATGGATATTACTGGTTTAGGTACTGGCGCAGTATTAGAATCAACTGTATCTTCTTACTTAAATGATTTATATCCTGCTATTTCGCTTAATACAAATAAAATTGCTAGGATACATACAACTTCATATGCTGGAGCAACTGTTGAAGGTGTTGATGTTGAGAGTGCAAAAGTCATAAGTTATATTGATGTCGACAGCAACGGCACACAAAACGAATCAGTTGTTCAGGATGTGGTGTTTGACGCAGAAGGCGCAAGCGGTAATGTTATTCTAACTCCTGCTAGAACAATGATGACATACAAATCTAGCGGCACTGCTTGGGAACACCAGTCAACTCTGGTGTATTCGTAAAAACGATAAATAATACTAATAGCACTAGGGGTTACATAAATGGCATATGCAATAGACAGATATAATAACACACTGTTAACTACAGTGGAAGATGGTACAGTTGATCAAACAACTGACCTTAAATTCATCGGTAAAAACTACGCAGGGTACGGTGAAATTCAAAACGAAAACTTCTTGTTTTTGTTAGAAAACTTTAGCGGAGCAAATCAGCCAAGTAGACCGATTAGCGGTCAGGTATGGTTTGACAGTGGCACAAGCAAACTAAAGTTTTATGATGGTACACAATGGCGTACAACAGGCGGAGCAGAAGTAGGTGCAACAGAACCAACAGGATTAGCCACTGCTGATTTTTGGTGGGATAATGGCAATGATCAACTTTATGTGTATAACGGTACAAACTTTGTACTTATAGGACCACAGAACGCAGGTGAAGGCGTAACCCAAATGCAAAGCCTTGAAGTTCTTGATTCTACAAGTGCTACTAGAGGATTGATATCTAGTGTTATTGAAGACGAAACAATTTTTGTTATTAGTCCTACACAGTTTGATCTAAATGCAAGTGAAACTGCATTAATTGCACAAGGATTCGATAGAATTAACAAAGGTATTACACTGCGTAATACTAAACTAGCAACAGCTGGTGTTACTACTGGAGAAGACAGATTCCATGGAACAGCAACAAACGCTGAAAAGCTCGGCGGATTTACAGCAGATAACTATGTTAAAACTGGAGTAGGCAATACAGTATTTACTAGTGCAGTTGAATTTCCAGACGAAGGAGCGTTAATTGGTGAATCGAACGATTTCCAAGTTAAAATAGATACTAATGGATTTGATGGCATAATCCAAAATATTACTAACAATGGTGTAATTAAATTAAAAGTTACCAGTGGCGCAGGTGTACTAACACATGTTGCCACAGTTACATCAACTGGATTTGTACCAGCAGCAGACAACACATTTACATTAGGCAGTGCTAGCCTAGGATGGTCAAATGTTTATGCTGCTAACTTTACAGGCGAAGCAACTAAAGCTGCTACACTAAGAGTGGGTAGCGATTTCCGTAGTGCAAGTTCGAGCGCAACTAATAATACAGTAGCAGTTAGAGATGCAACAGGAAACATAGCAGCAAACTTATTCCAAGGTGTTGCAACACAAGCACGTTATGCTGACCTTGCAGAAAAGTATTCAACAGGCGAAGAACTAGCGCCAGGTACAGTAGTTACAGTGTGCGCACACGAAGATCACGAAGTTGAAGCAGCAAGTGTAGGCGCAATTGCAATTGGTGTTGTATCAACGGATCCAGCTGTAATGATGAACAGTGAAGCAGAAGGTCAATACATTGGTCTTAAAGGGCGCTTACCAGTTCGCATTATAGGTGCAGTTAAGAAAGGGCAAGCAGTTTATGTCAACGCTAATGGTTGTGCAAGCACAGAAATTAACGGCGGCAGTTTAGTTGGTGTTGCATTAGAAAGCAACAGCGATGAGGGCGAAAAACTAGTAGAATGTGTACTAAAAGTTTAAGGAATCATCATGGCAGATATTACAGCAGCACGAATTAACAACTTGCAATCAAGCATTGCACTTATATTAGGCAATGGCTCCGGACAAAACGGATACGGACAAGTAGTTACTAGTGTTCCAGTTTCTAATACAGGTGATGTAGTTGAAGCAGCGGATATGAATGCCATTTATACTGACATTCTTAAAGCAAGAGTACACCAAGTAGGTCCTGGCGATATTGGAATTGCTGAAGTTTTACAAAATTTAAATATTGTTGCTGAAAATACAAGTTCTTTTATAGATAATGATGGCGTAACATCAATTGATCCAGACGGTATTAAAAAAGGAATTGTAGATTTTGAAAATTTAATGACACAGGTGCAAGCAGATAAAGCATTGATACATCCTAGTCAAGCTGCTTTAGAACCTGGTATATCTAATGTAAGATCAAGTTCTTGGAACGGGTTAATAGTACACGAAATTCAAGTTACTTTCTCTTCTGCATCTGCTAGACGATTCTTTTTTAACACAGGCGGAGAAATTAGATTAAGTGCTAATAACACTAGCGCAAGTACTCCTAAAGGTCTAGATTGGAGCCAGTTATGTTCTCAAGTAGGAACAATTAAATTTGGTTCAGACTCTACAACTTCAACAACAGGCGGCGGCACATCAATTGGCAACTATAGTTTAACAGCCTCGTATCAAGATATATATCAAAAAATAGGATCAGGCACATATAGTGCAATATACGCAGGCAATATTTACACTGTTAAAGCACGTTCGGATATCGATACACGTATTATTTTTAGAGTTGAGTTCAATGATGTAGTGTTTGATAACAACATTGACAATAATGTTGACGGCAGACTAGAAAGTGTACTACAACATTACCGTGCTAACGGTGACGTAACAGTTCCTGCTCCTGCATATTTTAATAGTCAGACATTGACATAATCAGCATTTAATTTTCTAAATATTTTTTAAATAAATATACTTAACAGTAAAGAGATAATTGATGCCAACAACAATATTAGCCAGTAGATATAATACTCTCCGAGATAATGTAAATTTAATTCTAGGTGAATCTAATACTGCCTCTCCTGAGTTTGGTTACGGGCAATTATTCAGCACTAATAGCGTAGTTGGTACACGTTCGGTAACTTCTCCAGCCGATGCTGATAAAATTACTGCTCAAGATTATGAAGATTTATATATTGACTTAGTAAGAACTAGATTCCACCAAGTGGGCGCCGCCGTTACAATTGATGAATTTGTAATTGGAGATTACGACACAAACTTGGCAAACGCTGACAAAATTGAAGAAGCGTATGTACAAGGGTTAGAATCTTTAGCAACTAATATTAATACAGATAAATTAATTGTAGATCCTAATAATTTAACAATTGCAGCAGTCTCAGCAGCATCCAGCACACGCCCAGATACAACTACCTGGGTTAGTGCTATTTCTCACATTTTTACAATAACATTTAATACTGCTATTGAACGCAGACACTTTTTCAATGCCGGAGGCCAAATTAGAATTAGTGCTAATGTAGGTTATACAGGAAGTCAAGCTAAAACAGTTGATTGGCAATCGATATTAAATGCAATGGGTTCGACGAGCTTTAAGGCAACAGAAACTATTAATAATGCAGGAATTGGTACTGGATCAAATCTTGGAAATTATGATCTAACATCAAGTTATCAGTTGTTGTATTCTAGAACAGGCGGAGCAGTGTATGCTAGAAATAGATATAATATATACGCTGCTGAATATGCCACAGGAGATGATACGTCTGCTATACAATTTAAAGTAGAATTTGTAGATGGTGCGCCAAATGATCCTACTTATGGCATCGACGAACCGGTATTTGGAACATTTAATAGTGTTGTAGAAACAGCGACTCCTGATAGCCAAGTAACAATCAATGGTGTATTACACGATGCAGTTGTGATTGATAATGTACCTGTAGGTACTACTATACGTACCCTTTCTTAACCAAACTCCACTTGACAAATCCTAAAACTTAATATATACTAGTAACAATAAACTAGGAGTTTAACTATGGACGAACGTTTAGAAAAAGCACTAGACTTTTCTAATTATATGCTAACCCTCAATAATCAAAAAAGACTGTTAGCAGAAAAATATCAAGAAGAATTAATTCATTTTTACAAAGGATCACAGTTTACGCTTACTCGTGAACTAATTACCTTTGTAAGTGCAATGGTATCTGCTGATCAAGACGAAGTTGTAATTACTGATGACAATAATATTCCGTGTATGATTGAAAATCTTGAAGAATTTTATGGCGAAATTATAAACAAATACACTGTAGCATCTAACAGCTATTATACTGCATATGCTAAACTTAAAAAGAATAGAAGTGTAGAGAAACTAGTCAATTATGAGTAAAGGTGTATTTTTAATTGCACGAAATAATGGACATATTGACTATGTTAAACAAGCAGTATTTCTTGCAAAGCGTATAAAAAAATATTTAGATATTCCGGTAACAGTTGCTACTGATAGTGCTGAATATCTAACCACAACATTCGGCACTGATGACTTTGATAATATTATCGAATTAGAGTATACCAGCGCATCTAATATGCGATATTTTTTCGACGGCGGCTTGACTAAAAAAACAGCTAACTTTAAAAATAATAATCGTGCAAGTGTATATGACCTTACGCCATATGACGAAACTCTATTAATGGATACAGATTATATTGTATCAAACAGTTTGTTGAAAGATTGTTTTAATTCTACCTCAGATTTTTTAATTTATAAAAACTCCAGCGATATTGCAAAAGTTAGAGACGAAACTGAATTTGATAAAATAAGTGATCCTAGTGTCGACTTTTACTGGGCTACTGTTGTGTTTTTTAGAAAAACAGAAATAAACAAAGTGTTTTTTGATCTTGTTGCTCATATAGAGCAAGAATGGAATCATTATAGAAGGGCATATCAAATTACTTCTAGTTTGTTTAGGAATGATTTTGCATTTAGTATCGCTATACATATGTTAAATGGCTTTACAAAGGGAGATTTTGCACAACAACTACCAGGAACTATGTTGTATACTACAGATAAAGACATTTTGTGGAAACTTGTAGATGATGAAATGCTGTTTTTAGTAGAAAAGGAAGACTATCTTGGAGAATACACAGCATTAAAAACACAAGGACAAACAATTCATGTCATGAATAAAATTAGTCTTAATAGAATTATCGATAAGGAGTTCACTGGTGAGTAAAGGTATAATGGTTCTTGCGCAAAATAATGAAATAGACAACTACGTTGAACAAGCATCATTATTAGCAATGAGTTTACGAGCGCATAATGATACTCCTATTAGTTTAGTAACAAATAATATTGTGCCAGAAGAATATCAAAAACTCTTTGATAAAATTATTCCTATTCCGTTTAACGATGCAGCCAAAGACACTGACTGGAAAATTGAAAATAGATGGAAATTATATCATGCTAGTCCGTATGACGAAACAATTGTAATGGATACAGATATGTTAGTGTTACAAAACATTGACATGTGGTGGAAGTTTTTGTCTAATTATGAAATGTTTTTTGTTAGCAATGTACTAAATTATAGAGGCGAAGCAGCAGATACTAGTTACTATAGAAAAACATTTATAGAAAACAATTTACCAAACTTGTTTAGCGGATTTCATTATTTTAAGAAATGCAAATTTGCACAAGAGTTTTATGCTTGGTTAGAACTAATAGTAAACAATTGGCAAGCGTTTTACGAACAACATTTAGTGGCTACATCTCGCCCTACACATCTAAGTATTGATGTATGTGCTGCTATCGTTACTAGTATACTAGATTGTGAAGATGCAATTACAAATAAAATTGCTAAGTTTCCTAATTTTACACATATGAAACCTTACTGCCAAGGATGGAATGAAATACAATCTAGCTGGCAAGATCGTGTAGGTGTGTATATTTCTAAAGATGGTAGTATAAAAATAGGCAATTATGCACAAACAGGAATTCTGCACTATACTGAAAATGACTTCGTAACAAAATCGCCTGCAATAGAAAGATACAGGAGTCTAACAAATGTCTGATTTACAAAATTTAATTAAAAGAATACAAGTTAGCAGTGATAGGACAAAATCCTATGTCTATTATGACAGCGATAACGGAAAAATATACAAAATTAGCAGTAAGAATATTCCTGATGAAGAGTACAAGATTTTTCCTATTGATACGAACGAAGTTCAGTCTATACTTACTGGCGAACGCCGTACAGATGAGTATGCTATTTTTTATGATGTCAGTGTTAAAGAAATAAGACTAAAAGAAGTAGCATACGACGACTCTCATCGAACAGCTGATACAATGTGTTATCAATTGCCTGTAATTAAGCATACACATGATGAGCATTTTTCTATAGAAAAAGTTTACGATGGTGTTGACATTTATATGTATAACGATAATCATAGTTATAGTAAAAACCAGTGTGTTTGGTTTAAAGATAATGTTTATAAATTAAAGACAGATCTAGTTCCTTCTGAGGTATTTGACAAAGATGAACATATTCTTTTTGTAGAGGACGTACTAATAACTTCGTTGCCTACACAAACCCATTCAGCAGAAAAACTAACCATGATTCCAGAATACGTGGGTATACACGTAGATGTTTGGTATAAGGAATTATCTCATTTGTCAGGACAGCATGTTTGGATTAACGGAGTAGTTTATAGACTCTTAGAAGATCAACCAGCATATACTGAATTTACTATGGATAATGCAGAAATTGTTGTTAGCAATGTAAAATTATATTCAGATGCAAATAAAAAACTTCCGGTAGTTAAAACTATTACTCCTGGAGACGTTGTACTTAACGATAACAGTATATACAGCATACAACTTGTAATGCAGGATTTTAGTAAAGATAAAACAAGTATCTTTTTCTATTCTAATCCTACTACACTTTTGTATTATGTTGATGATATGTGTGCAGAAGTTGATTTAGTTGACTTAACTGAAAAAATTACATATCGAGATATACAATTAGACTTGCATATGCCGGTAAATTTAAAAAATGGACAAATTATTCTATCAGGAAAACAACTTCATCAAGTACAAGTTGATAAAGAATACGACATAATTATTCAACAAAACACTTTTGGAAATTATTGGAGTATTTTATTAAATCCACATACTAAAAAATTCCTATTAACTAGTGGATATAAACCTACGGAAGTATTATATTTTAGTGTAACATCAAAATATGATCCAAATGTACTTTTTAGAAGTCTAGAATTTACTGTTGGAGAATTATTATCAGATAGTCTAACGGCAATTCCGTTCATATTCGAGTCTGAAAGTAGTGATACTGATGTAAGTATATACACAGCAAAATATTTTGAAAGTTATGCTCATGAGATTATATAATGGCAAAATTTAAACCAATTGACTACGATATTATCTATCTTAGTTATGACGAACCTAATGCAGAAAAAAACTACGCTGACTTGTGTAAAAAAGTTCCGTGGGCTAAACGTGTACACGGTGTAGAAGGCTCAGACGCCGCACACAAAGCTTGTGCAGAACTAAGCGAGACAGATAGATTTATTACAGTAGACGGTGACAACCGTATACGTGAAGATTTTTTAAATCAAGAAATTGACTTCGATGAACATGCAGATTTGAAAAATACTGTTATCAGCTGGTGCGGCCGTAATGAGATTAATGGACTAATGTACGGCAACGGCGGACTTAAATGTTGGCCTCGTGAGTATGTATTGAATATGAAAACACATGAAAATGCAGACCCTGATAATGCACATGCTCAAGTAGACTTTTGCTGGGATGCACAATACATTCAAATGAATAGTTGTTATTCTGACGTGTACAACAACGAAACTCCTGCACAAGCATGGAGAGCAGGTTTTAGAGAAGGTGTTAAACTTGCAACTGATCGCGGCGTAAGAATTTCAAAAGAAGAACTAAAGAATAATCACTGGCGTTGCTTGCACTGGCTATACATATGGAGTATGATAGGCAAAGATGTAGAAAACGGTGACTGGGCAATACTTGGAACACGAGCAGGATTGTATATGACAATGTGTACAGACTGGGATTACGTGCAAGTACGTGACTTTGAATACTTGAACGATTTATGGAAAGTGTCGTTTGAATCAATTGAAGATGTCGATTATGAAATTGAAGAATACGGTATTAAGTTAATCAGTCAACTAGATATACCTATCGCAGAACAACCATTAGATGCACAGCAAAGTAAATTTTTTAAAGCAGTGTACCAGCATCCGTCAAGAACTGACAATCAAAGGTTTATAGAAAAACTATGAGTAATGAAACTGACAGAATAACACAAACTAAAGAGATTACAAATAAGATTAGTCCTACTTTCTGTTTAGCAAAGTGGCATCATACTACAATTTATTTGCATACTGGTGACACACATAGTTGTTATCATCCAGCACCTCATCATATACCTCTTGAAGAAATTGAAAAGGATCCTTCTGCACTTCATAATACGATAGAAAAGAAAAAAGAACGTGCTTTAATGCTGGTAGGCGAAAAGCCCAAAGGCTGTCAATACTGCTGGAATGTTGAAGGTCTTAGTGATACACATATTAGTGATAGGCACGAACGTAATGCAGGCATTTATAATCAGCATAGATTAGAAGAAATTGTTAATAGTCCTTGGGATTTTAATATTAATCCTGAATATATTGAATTGGCGTTTAGTAACGAATGTAATTTTAAATGTGGATACTGTCATCCTATGGCAAGTAGTTCGTATGATGCAGAAATAAAAAAACACGGGCCAATGCCAGTTAAAAATCATACATTAAATGTTGACTGGTTTAAACCATATGCTGAAGAAGAAAATCCGTATATTGCTGCTTGGTGGAAATGGTGGCCAGAAGTTAGTAAAACACTAAACATTTTACGTCTCACCGGCGGCGAACCTTTGATGCACCGTAGTACTTGGAGACTATTTGACCTTTTACAAGAAGAAGCAAAGCCTAAATTAGAATTAAATTTAAATAGCAATCTAGGTGTTAAGCCAGCACTTGTAGAAAAACTAGCAACAAATGTAAAAAGCCTAGTGGAAAATAAAAAGATTAAAAACTTTAAATTATTTTCAAGTTTAGACTCTTGGGGCAAAAAAGCCGAATATATTCGTACTGGACTTAAAACAGAGTTGTGGGAACAAAATTTAGAAACCTATATAGCAACTACAAATGCACCTGTTAGTATTATGTGTACATTTAATATTTTAAGTGTGACTTCGTTTACAGATTTTTTACAAAAGATTTTAGACTGGCGAACAAAATATCAACCAACAATGAATCCAGGAGGATATGGCCGGCGCATTAGATTTGACACACCGTATTTAAAAGAACCTTTACAGTATGATATGATGATTTTACCAAAAGAAGAATTTTTGCCGTATTTTGATAAAATTTTACAATTTATTAACGATAACAAAGACGATTACGATCCGACCAAATTTACAGAGTTAGAATATCAAAAGTTTCGTCGAGTTCGAGATTACTTTGCAACAGCTAATTATGACGAAACCCGAGTACAAGAAGGTCGTGCAGATTTTTATAATTGGTTTACAGAGATGGATCGTAGAAGAAATACAAACTTTTTAGAAACTTTTCCTGAAATGGATAATTTTTGGAATCATTGTAAGTCTTTAGCAAGTGAACAAAATTTAGGAAAACTATGAAAATTTTTATAACAGGCATTGCAGGATTTCTAGGAAGTCATTTAGCAGATCGTATGATAGAACTTGGTCACGAAGTATCTGGCAACGATACACTGATTGGCGGTTATGAGGATAATGTACATCACAAAGCTACTTTGTACAAAGTAGATTGTTGCGACAGAGAACGCATGGCAGATATAATGAAAGATATAGATATTGTTATACACACTGCTGCAACTGCTCATGAAGGTCTAAGTGTAGTAAGCCCAGATTTTATTACTAAGAATATATTTCAAGCAACGGTATCTACAATTAGTGCAGCACTTGAAAACAAGGTAAAACGTTTTGTATACTGTACTAGTATGGCACGTTACGGAAATCAACAGATTCCGTTTGTTGAAACACAGACACCTGCCCCAGTTGATCCTTACGGCATTGCTAAAGTAGCAGGCGAACAAGTACTGACTACGCTAAGTGAAGTACACGGTATGGAATGGAATATTGCTGTGCCGCACAACATTGTTGGACCAAGGCAGCGTTATGATGATCCATTCCGAAATGTAATGAGTATTATGATCAATAGAAATTTACAAGGCAATCCTGCTATTATATACGGCGATGGCGAACAAACACGATGCTTTAGTTACATTGATGACTGTATTCAGTGTCTTGAAAAACTCGCATTAGATAAAAATATATCAAGCCAAATAGTAAATATTGGACCAGATGAAGGAACAATAAATATCAAAAATTTAGCAAAACTAGTAGCCAATAAAACAGGTTGTAATTTAGATCCTATACATGTCGATGACCGTCCTCAAGAAGTTAAACATGCAATGTGTAGTGCAGATAAAGCTCGCAAGTTATTAAATTATAAAACAACTACCAATTTAGAAACAGCAGTTGAATATACTGTTGACTATATTAAAAAACGAGGCACAAAGCCGTTTGACTACACATTTCCACTAGAGATTGTAAATTACAAAACTCCAAAAACATGGACGGATCGGTTAATTTAAATGCATTTTTTATTCGAATCTATAGGCACGCACGGATTATTTACAAATTTTATTAAATGCCGTGATAAAAATCTATCCGGAATACGTAGATTTACTCCTAGTCCTATCGTAATTGATTATCATCAGCGTCGAGGACAACAAGAACACGGATACCACACATTCTCTACAACTCGAGAAAAAAATCAGAAACATATTATTGCAACTGGTGTAGCCCATGCCCCGTGGGATTGGTGCGGTCCAGACGATACTGGGTTAGGTCTTGATAAAGAAAATCCTAATAGAGTTACTTTATTTGGACACCTAAGTAAAAAACAACGTAAATCATTAAGCCGAAAAAATGCATACTTACTAATAGATCAGTGTCATGAAGGGTATCAAACCGAATGGCTTTGGGCATGGTTTCACAATAATCTTGAAAAGTATAGAATACCTCCTACGCAAATTATATATGTTACTGGCAATTTAGATAGTAGAGATCAATATAATAACTGGGCTAAAGATCGACTTCCAGATAATAAAATTTTTGTAGTTCCTTATCCACATTTTGAAACTTCGATTGCAAACATTTTATCCCATGCTGCAACTGATACATATCCAAATTTTGAACAACAATTAACGTATAAAGAAACTAACTTGTCTACCATAAAAACATATAGTGCATTACAGAAGCGCCCAAGAGCTCATCGTGCTTGGTTTTTTAAGCATCTATCAGATGCTGGATTATTAGACTGTGGAATAAACAGTATGAATGTCTTTAAATTGAATCAGTCTTACTACGAAGACAAAACAATGACAGAAAGCGACTATTCTAATATAATTGGTAAATTACCGTTACTACCTCCGAACAACTCAGGATTAAAAAAATTTGCCGATCACGATTGCGGAAACTATTTGACTATGTTTAACGAACAAATAATGTTAGACACCTGGGTTACAGTTGTTAGCGAAGCATCGTTTGGAGACAGTGAGCACGAATGTTTTCTTAGTGAAAAAACATTTAAACCTATAGCATGCTGTCATCCTTTTATAATAGCTGGAAACAAAGGATCTTTATCTAGATTGCGTGAATTAGGCTATAAAACATTTAGTCCCTTTATCGATGAAAGTTATGATAAATTAAGTACTTGGCCACGTATGCAAGCAATTACTAATGAAATTTCTAGAATAAACAGTATGTCTGTTGATGATAAATTAGAATGGTTTCGAGGCTTAGAAGATATTTTAAATCATAATTATAACATTTTAAAGTCTAGGACTAATAAACATCCTTCACCGTATTTAAAAGTTATAGAAGATTATGTCGATAAGGAAACATAATGTATAAATCGCAAGTTACTAGAATAAACAAAGATTTAAAAAATACTAAAAGGGCCATTATTGCAATTGGGTGTTCCTTTGTACAAGGCCAAGGCGCATTTGATGATGAGCTATATGAAAATTTTAAATGGAAGTATACTGAAGGACTTCCACTTGTTATAGATGCATCTTCAAAAGAGCGTAAAAGAATATCAAAAAATTATCAAGGTGTTTCCAATTCAATGCATGGAATGGATTTTACTATGATGGAATACAAAAATGCCTTTGTTAGTGTTTTGTGCAACAAGTATTTTAACGGAAAATATACTCCAATTAATCTAGGACTTCGAGGATGTGGCAATAGAGCGTCAATCAAAGAATTATATATGTATCCTGAAATTAACTATAACGAATTAAAAGAAATTATAGTGCTATATATGCCTAGCGGTCTTGAAAGATTTGATTTTGTTAATGATGTAGCAGTTGACCATTTTAATTGGAAATGCATGTGGCCCCATTATAAAGATATGGAAGAGAGTCCGCGTAAAACGCTATGGGAAGGGTATGCTAAAACTCTGTCAAGTGATAAATTTGAGGTAATAGAACAACTTGCCCATGTGCAAGAACTAATGTCTTGGTGTAAGTCTAAAAAGGCAAAATTAATAATTACACCGGGTTTTGATAGAAGATACGACAAGGACTATTTTCGAGAATGTTTATCAAAAGAAGTAACAAGAAAAGATGAGTTATTTGTAAAATCTACCAAGCCTATCCTAAGCAAGTCTGCATCAGATAAAACAAATTTGTTGGAGTTATTTCCATGGAACAACATGTTTAAACCTGACGGACACACTACATTTGCTGACTTAGTTATTGCTCAAGAAGATAAGTTAGATGATAAACATGATCATTATTTTCAGTTTTTAGGAAAAGGTTCATATAACGGATGGATGACACCGTGTTCGCATCCTAGTCAGAAAGGACATGACTTATTTGCAAAACACTTATATAACTATATAAACAATATTTAAAGGCTAATATGAGTAAAAAAAATAAAAAAATGATGGCAAGATTTCGTTCGGTCACTCAAAGCCAAAATACGAATGAAAAATCTAATAAATCACCTCCTTTATTTGATGATAAACAGATAGATGACAATTTTCCATTGTATCTAACGGATACAGAGCACCCTTTCGGAATAAATCCAGTCGGCACATTTAATAAAATTGATTCTCCAGAAGTTTCTGGAAAATATCTATGGTTGCAAGGAGACGACGAAAATAGATTTAACAGTAGTAAAAGAAAAAAAGGTAAAGATTGGAAATATCTAACAAAAGAGGTTACATATACAGTTAATAGTTCAGGTTTCCGTACTCTAGAATGGGATCAAATTGATTGGAAAAACTCTATTGTATTATTAGGTTGTTCTTGTACATACGGCATTGGCCTATCGGACGACGAGACAATATCATTTCATTTAGAACGACTATCCGGGCGCCCAGTAATTAATTTAGGAGTTCCAGGAGGTTCGAATAGTTTAATTTTATATAATTCTACAAAAATATTGGAAAGCTTTGAAACACCATACGCAGTAGCTACTATTTGGACTCCTACGGATAGATTTGAATTTTTTTCAAAGATCGGCAGACACAAATCTGGGCCTTGGGACGGACGACACAAAGCTCCTCACACGAGTCAAGAAACTGACGTTAGTAAATTATGGCAACTTACATATGCAGATCCTTCCCACGAAATAGGCCTTACTTATAATCAAGGATTAATTGGAAAGTGGTTATGGAAAGAACGCAGCAAGTATTCTAGTATATCCTTTTTTTATTCTACTGCCCAAATCCTAAATGCCGAAAAACACTTTAAGATTGATAAAACTGCAAGAGATCTACAACACCCGGGCGAAGTTATCAGTATAGAAGTTGCAGAATATTTACATGAGAGATTTAAATGAGTAATTATAATGATGCTGCTGATGTAGCAGAATCCCAATTAAAACGTATTTCGTCAAGCATGTGCTATGCAAAATGGGCACAGATGTCCATGCACTTGACCAACGGCACAACACATAGTTGTTATCATCCTCCCTTGCATAAAATTGATGCGGAAGAAATTAAAGAAAATCCAAGTGCTCTACATAATACAAAACAAAAGAAACAAGAACGCAAAGAGATGCTCGCAGGTAAACGTCCTGAAGGATGTAATTACTGTTGGAAAATTGAAGATCAAGGCGGACGCAGTGATAGAATTTATCGCAGCGGCGAGCAATGGGCACAAAATTCTAAAACGGATGTTTTTGAAGCATTAGATACCGGAGATATAACTCCGCGTTACGTAGAAGTAAACTTTAATCAAGCATGTAATCTTAAATGTTCATATTGTAGTCCGCACCTTAGCACAGCATGGGAAGAAGAAATCAACAAGTTCGGATCTTATAGTATTATAAATGACAAAGGCGAAAAGGCAGAACATAATAATACCGAGTATCTAGCAAAAGATGGATTAATGCCACTAAAAGTTCCGCAAGCCGATAATCCCTATGTAACAGCATTTTGGAAATGGTGGCCGGAGTTATACAAAAAACTTGAAGTATTTCGTATCACAGGCGGAGAGCCGCTAATGGACGTTAATACATTTAAAGTATTGGATTATATCTACGAAAATCCTAACGCATGGTTAGAGGTTAGCGTAACCAGTAACTTTTCACCTCCAAAATCTGAATTAATGGACAAATTTATTACCAAGTTGAAGAAACTAGAAGAAATACAAATATGGAAAGACGACGAACGTTTTAATCCTGGCTCAGGTAACAACTGGTATGTTAACATGGCATTAAAAAATGTCGCAGTATTTGTTAGTGTTGACAGTGTAGAAGAACAAGCCGAATATATCAGAACAGGATTAGATTACAGTGCAATGCAAAGTAATGTAGATAGATTTTTAGCAGAAACCAATAATACAACAATGACATTTATCAATACATTCAACGCATTGAGTGTTCCTAAATTTAAAAGCTTTTTAGAATATATACTTTCTCTAAGAGCCGAGTACAGTAAAGGCAATCAAGGAACAAAATATATTCCTATATATGATCAGTACAATACACATGACGACTACGAAATCCACCCAAGGCAGCGAATTTGGTTTGATATTCCGTTACTAAGAAATCCAGCATGGCAAGCAATACAAATACTACCTAAAGAGTTTGATCATTATTTAGAAGATGCAATTGAATTTATGAAAGCAAATGCAAATACTGACGATTTTGTAGGCTTTTATGACTTTGAAATTAAAAAAGCAGAACGCAATCTAGCAGTATTAAAAGCACGTCACTTGAATAACGATGAAGCAGTTGAAAGAAATCGTTATAACCTAGTTAAATATTTTGATCAGCATGATGCCCGTAGAAACACTAATTTCTGCGAAACATTTCCAGAATTTGCTGAACTATATAATCGATACTCTTCTTGACATTTATTAAACACGGTGTTACAATAATACAATGTACGATATAGTCTTTATTAGTTACCAAGAGCCTTCTGCAGATGAAAACTATGCTGCACTAAAGGCACGATTTCCTATGGCTAAACGTGTACACGGAGTTAAAGGAATACATCAAGCACACATAAAGGCAGCAAAGAAATGCTTTACTAAGATGTTTTGGATAGTCGACGGCGATGCAATTATTAAAAATACATTTAATTTTGATTATGTTGTCCCGGACCATCAATTAGATCATGTACATGTATGGAGAGCAAATAATCCTATTAATGGATTAGAATATGGCTATGGAGGAGTAAAGTTATTTCCCCGCAAACTTACAATAGAAATGGATACAAGTAAGGCGGATATGACTACAAGCATAAGTGAACATTTTATTGCTATGGATGAAGTTGCAAATACTACAGCATTTAACACAAGTCCATTTGAAACATGGCGTAGTGCATTTAGAGAATGTGCCAAACTAAGTAGTAAAACAATTACAAGACAAAACAACGAAGAAACCGAAAAGAGACTCGATACGTGGTGTACAAAAGTCTCTGAGAAACGCTACGGCAATTACGCTCTTGCTGGTGCTAATGCTGGTAGGAAGTTTGGGATTTCTAATAAGAGTGACATTAGCCTTATAAACAATTTTGAGTGGTTGCATGAACAATTTTCAAAACATACCATTTAAAGATATAACAAGCTTTGGTCAAAAGACTCTATTAAATACAAACTTGTTTACAGTGTCTTGGATACTTGCAAGATTTTGTAATTACAACTGTAGCTACTGCTGGCCCTATGCTCGCAGCAGCACTCCTGACCATCAAGATTTAGAAGTTTACACTCGTACAATAGATGAAATAAAACGTCAGGCCCGTGCAAATGGTTTTAAAGATTTTCACTTTAGTTTTAGCGGCGGCGAACCCACAGCTTATAAATACTTTGGGAAGGTTATAGACCATTATTGCAGTGATGCAACTCCCGAGTACCAGAGTATCCACATGACGACCAATCTCAGCCCAGGAAGCAAATGGTGGAACAAATGGATAGAAACTACGAGCAGTTTGCAACGTAGAAGTATTACAGCAAGCTATCATTCAGAGTTTGCTAACGAGCAAGAGTTTGGAGACAAATGTCTTCAACTTATGAAAGCAGGTGTATATGTTACAATCAATCAAGTCATGGTGCCAGAAATGTTTGACGAACTTTATCAACGTCTTGAACGATTTGCCTCCAGAGGTATTAATGTCACTCTCAAGCCCCAATCCGACCCTACTGCCTCCTACGTTGTACACGGATACACAGATGAACAAGTACACAAAATGCAAACAGGATTCCCGCAAACGATCCCAGAAGCATTTAAAGGAATAATACCTTTACTACAAGTAGAATTGCAAGACACAGGCGGAAATACCTACTACATAGATCAAGCAGAACGATTTAATGCGTTTGGTTTTAACAAGTTCGAGGGCTGGGAATGTAATGCAGGCTATCAAGGATGCGTTATAAGAGAGAACGAAGTAAAGCGCAGCTACAGTTGTCATGACGAAGCTTTAGGCACGTTAGACGGCGGTTTTACGCTGTTTAAGACACCAAAGAAATGCGTTACACCTAGTTGTGTAAGCAGTGCAGATAGTAAAATACCAAAGAGGAAAATATGAAAATATTAATAGCAGGTTATGGGTTCGTTGGCAAAGCACATTACGAAGTTCTAAAGTTTAAACACGATGTTGTAATCAATGACCCGGCATTAGGGTATACTAATTCTTACGACGATGTTGATGCAGTAATTGTCTGTGTAAGCACACCACCGCGACCAGACGGCAGTTGTCACATGGACAATGTGTACGAAGTAATCGAAGCAGCACCAGATGTGCCCGTACTAATCAAAAGCACAATTTCTGTAGAAGGCTGGGATATGCTAGTAGATGCGTTTCCTGATCGTATGCTAAACTTCTCCCCAGAGTTCCTACGTGCAGCAAGTGCAGTAGAAGATCTACAGAACATGCGTTTAATGCTCATAGGCGGAACCAATACCTGCTTTTGGAAAGATGTGTTCGAAGTGAACATTGAAATTGCAGAGCCTCGTGAACTTATCTTAGCCAAGTATGCTCGCAATAGTTTTCTTGCACTTAAAGTTGCATACTTCAATCAACTGTATGATTTGTGCGATGCACTTGATGTAGAGTATTCAGCAGTTGCGCACTATACAAGCATGGACGAACGCATTGGCGACAGTCATACATTCATTACAGATGAACGTGGCTTTGGTGGACATTGCTTTCCTAAAGATACAAATGCAATCATAAAAACAGCCCACCGCAATAACGTTGAGCTGAGTATCTTACGTGAAGCAATTGAATACAATAAAAAGGTTCGAAATGAGAGTTGATATACAAGATGTACTATTTTGGATGGATGCAATTCGCAACAGCAATGACCGATATCGTACACTTGAAAGTTTTTGGAAAGGACAAGTCAACAGCAAAGTATGGCTTGCTGATGCTCTACGTGTAAACTATGCAGACGACGATGCTCGCATTGTAATTTACGGTGG